CGATGCCGCCACTGCTATCACACTCCAACCCAGGACCGATCATGACCATCACTGACCGACCGATTCCGCCCCAACTCCAGAAGCTCATCGATGCATGGGAAGCCAACGCACGAGAGGCAGAGATGCCAGACGGCGCATGCTTTGTGGACTTTGAGCAGGAGCAGTCCTGCTACGTCCGCGAATACTACAGAGCCGACGATGGTGTCATTGACTACAGAAGGCGCACCGAGACTTGCCACATGGGCCCAGCCTGGGAGATCGCTTGCAACTTCGAGCGAGGTCCCATCCTGCGGTGGTTCCCTGAACAGGACCTGTGGTTTGAGCAGAGCCGCTACGGCGACTGCAAGAAACTGAAGCACGGCCTGTCGTCTGCACTTGAAATCGCAGGCATGGCCTACACCGGATGAAAAAACTTGAAAGACTTTGTCCGCCCACCAGGGCGGGCACCGTCTTCCCAACTGAGAGGCAACCATGGCAGCATTCACTGACCCGATCACAGGATGGACCGCGACCTTCCACTGCAACATCTGCGGGCTGCACTACCCGGTCCAAGTGCGGCCACCCAACAGACCCAGTCTCCCCTGCACTGAGTGCGGGCACAAAGACTTCCGAAGAGTGAAACCTAAGCGAGGCAACCAATGAACAAGAAGAACTTGAAAGCAATCTACTTTGAGGATCACCGGAAGTACTACGAACTCGTCTCCGCATTGAAGGGGATGGTTTCGAACATCGACTTGGCCTTCGACAACGGAGCAGACGAGTGTCTGAACCGAGCCGAGCAGGTCTTGTTGAGCAACAGCTACGACCGAATCAGAAAGTTCTACGACTTCGCCGATGAGGTGCAGGAGGAGCTTGAAGAGGAGGGGTGGGACACCAGCTACTCGCCCTGGTCACAGGGCTACAAGGGAGAAGGACAATGAGATTCAAAGCATACATCAACAACGGAACCGTAGTCCTCGACATCAAGCCAGGACAGACCATTCGACACAAGCGATGGCAGCCAACCGAGGAAGGATACGACGCGCAGTGTGTCACCTATGAAGCCTGCGAGGAAGGGATCACCCGGACCTGGGCTTCCTGGGGTAGAGACTGCGACGGGGACATTGGATACGAGAGTGTCCGGTTCTGCCCCTGGTCAAAGGTCAAGGCTGCTACGGCGCGGGTCACCACGTCCAAGTGGACAAGGTGGAGGGAGATTGACAACGACGGCACCGTCCACACTGGCATCGAGTATGCCGGGGTCCACACCCACGACGACCCAGGCTGGCCGGACTGGCAGGAGGAATCCCGCGAGCACTACGATCAGCACGCCCAGGCGATGGGCTACTGACCTGTGACATTTCGTGACAAAGTATCTGTGCTGACTACGGTATAAGACAATCAACAACAAACCGGAGGCACCATGCCAACCTGTGATGACTACACCGAAGCCTGCTTTCAACGCAGGTATTCCGAGACAATCGAGGAGGACTACCTGACCTGTGAAGTATGCGGAGACCGACGTGAAACTCTTCACGAAGGCAATGCCTGTGAACACTGTGCCCATGAATGTGATGAATGCGGAGAAGCCTTTCATCCTGAACTCCTTGAAGAGACCGACGATGGCGACGAGTTCATCTGCGAGGTCTGCTGGGACAACAGAGTCGAGGGCGAGAAGTGGAAGGAGAAGAACCTATGCTGACCCCTGAACAATCCCTGGCGCTCGCCTTCTGTGAGCTTGTGGTCCTGGCCACCCTGGTCTACATCGCTTTCCGAGCCCTTAGATAGATCTAATAATAACAACACCAACAACAACAAACCAATACAAGAGAGGTAACTATGCCTAAGTGGAACCCCTACACCCACGTCACTGAACTGGTCATCGATGGACTGAAGAACGGAGTCGGACCCTGGTCTCGACCCTGGCAAGTCAAGCCCGGAGAAGACGGCATCCTTGGACTGGCACCATTCAACCCGCTGACCAAGTCAGGTGGACGCAAGTACAACGGAGCCAACACCTGGCTGCTGGCTATCCGTTCACTGAAGTACGGCTGGTCGGACCCTCGGTTCTGCACCTTCAAGCAACTGGCAGCCAAAGGCTGGAAGGTCAAGGAGGGACAGAGCGGGGCGAAGAGTGTCGGCGGACCCGGACCATCCCAGGTGTTCTTCACATTCCCCCAGCAGATCCCCTACCGTGACAAGGAAACCAACGAGCCCATCAAGGACTCAAAGGGCAACGTCAAGACCTGGACAAGCTGGCAGATCAAACTCTACCGAGTGTGGAACTACGAACAGCTTGACGGTCCCGAGGCATGGGTGACCGAGGAACCCGAGGAGGTCGAGACCACCGAGACCGACGAGCTACAGCACGTCAAAGCTTGGGAGGTCATCGAGGCATGGCGTCAAGTGGTGACCACCTCGTTCGGTGGAAGCCGAGCCTTCTACCGGCCAGGTACAGACAGCATCAATCTGCCTGAGTACGACAGGTTCGACTCCGAGGAGGACGCCCTGTCCACCGAGTTCCACGAGCAAGTCCACTCCACTGGTCACAAGTCTCGACTCGACCGATTCAAGGAGGGCAACGGTGGCTTCGGCAGCAAGACCTACGCCTTCGAGGAGTTGGTCGCCGAGCTTGGGTCGGCCAACCTGATGGCTGCCACTGGTGTGGTAAGCACTGGCAACATTCGAGAGGACCACGTCCAGTATATCCAAGGTTGGATCAAGGTTCTGGAGAAGGACAACAAGGCACTGAGCAAGGCGTCAGGCTTGGCAGAGAGAGCCACCCGCTCCATCCTTGAGAACCACGAATCCGTGTCGGCTGTCGGGGAGAACGCGGAGAAGGCCGCCTAACGGCGACCAGGGGGTGAGGGTAGGGACACACCCTGCTCTCCCCCCAACCCTGGCTTAGAATCGAATACACGCCCAGCAATGGGCATCAGACAGCCGCCGGTCGTTCCACCGGCTAACCCCAATCGTAGCGCAACAAGGTGAACCAGGAGGTGCGCCATGAAGAAATAAAACAAGACCTCGACACGTCTGAAACTGTCCCCGATTTCTAACACAACAAGACAAGACCTGGACACGTCGTGAAACTGTCCACCTTCCAATCAACAACGAGGCAACCATGACAAGATACAGAGGGACCGGCGGCGATAGCCTACCAAAAGAGAACGCCCCAAGCAATTGGGTAGAGAACGTGTACTACCTCTTCATCGTAGAGATGGAGAACGTGCCAGACGACACCCGCGTCGAGGACCTACCAAGAGTGAGCCGGGAACCAGGCAACGCCGTGGCAAGGTTCGAAGTGGTAGGCAACATGGAGCCAGAGCAAGCTGTACTTATGCTGCTCGGCAAAGCATTCATGAAAGGATGGAGCAGTGACAACTGCCTCAGTTTCATCACGCGGTCGTACAGTCTCCCGCACTTCTTGTCAGCCGAGGGAGGTGAGGAATGAGGAGCTACATTGGATTGTGGGGTCGGTTGGACCCTGGACAGATTCAGATCGATGTCTTCTTCTACGACAACGGTTCATCCGTGGCGAACTACCTCATCACCGACAAGATTGAGAAGAACCTGCGTACTGTCCGCAGGGACCTCAGCGACGCTGGCTTCGAGCAGAAGGGAGGCTTCGAGGAGGAGCAGTCCTGGCTGTACCCTGGCAAGATGACTCACATCGAGACTCACATTCGATGGATAAACAGAGAGACGAACCTGTACCAACAGGTGCATGTCAAGTGGCTCGAAGATCTGGAGGAGAAGTGAGCAACCCAAGTGACCTGGAAAGAATCGTGGCTCGGACCCTGGAGCACTGGCTGCGGCGGAGCAATCCGTCCAGCCGTGTCTCCAAAACCGTCCAGAAAACCAACGACAAGATATCGGAATCATTAGAGTCTGAAACTAAAAGCGTCCAGACCACTGATCGAAAGCGTCCAGTCTGTTAGGCAACCGTCCCGACAAACAGATGCAAGTGATTGAAATAAATGGAAAGCAAAAACGAAACCGTCCAGGCGGACGACTCTAAAGTTTTCCTCTCCCCCATACCCCCTCTCCTATCAAATGCTAATTACTGTAGAGTAATTAATTATAATTATAATATCTATTCCCAATGAATAAGATCCAATACCAAATGATCAATACCCCATTGGAGAGCCAAGCTCATCCTGTTTGGGACGTGCTCGCCTATGCTTTCATCGCTCTTGCGCTGCTGACCACAGTGCTTTCAATGAGGGACTGAGAGCCTACCGAAAAAAACTTTCACCTTTTCTGTCCGCCGAAGACACCTGACCTCGTCTTCTCAAACAGGGAAGGGAACAACCCAACCCAACAACAACACCAGAGGCAACCAACCTTATGAAACTTTCTCTTGATTTTATTCTTTCCCAAGACGACTACGAGGGCATCGTAGACATGGCGGGCATGAGCGGCGGCATCGGCTACTGGGCCATGGCCGGATGCATTGACAACACAGGCGAGGAAGGCGCGTACAAGTCCTACCTCGTCATTGATTCTGATGATGAGGAGTCATCCTACAGCTTGACGCGAGACAAGGTAGAGCAAGCAATCGCTCAGTTGTTTTTGAAGCGGTCACTCAACGGCTACTACATGAGTGCCATTGATATGTTGGTGCTCCAGGGTGAGTCTTGCAACGTTGGCGCAGACATCGCTGACGCTATCATCCAGCAGGCTTGCTTTGACGAGGTGATCTATGGGTGAGAACAACCTTCAGGAAGCAGTCCGAAAGACTCTTGTGAAAGCCAACGAGGTCATCCTTGGCAAGGAGGTCATCAACTGGACCATCCCTGCCGACGATGACAGCGGCAACGTGTGCCTTGTGATGATCCTCAAGTGGAGGAAACAGCGAGGCAGCGACACACTCAAACCGTCACCGGGGTGGACAGTGCGAACAGTGATTGACCCCAACGGAACAGTCCTGGCTACCGACAGAAAGTAGTCGTGACATTTGATGACAAACCAACAACCGTAGCTATGCTACTTACACCATGAACAAGGAGGCAACTATGTTCAACCACAATCCTAAAGTCAACCGAGCCGGGGCAGCGATGGCCCGAGCATTCCAACAAGCAGCCGAGGCTCTCATCGAGCAGCAAGAGTCCAATACAGTGTTCGAACCACGACACCTTGGACTCAAGCGATTCACCTTCGGTGGGACAGGCATTGGCCGACTGATGCTTGCACGAGGATTCAATCAACCTCGCATCGCTGTCAGTAATGGTTCTATTGCACTGGACCTTCGAGACAGTGAGAAGCATGACCAGTGGCTCGACACCACTGCCGATGTGCGAGAATGCACTGGCGCATCCTGGGAGAAGGAGACCCTGGGTATCAACCCTGGGATCCTCGACCAACACGGCTGGCCTATCCAGAAGCTGCACCATGAGAAGGCAGGTGTGAACGCTGTAATGCTCAACGCTGCACTCAGGTGGGTAGGCGAGGGAGAGATCACCATCACCCAAAAGCCAACCGATCCACTCGGACCCATTCTAATTCAGAACCAGGACATCCTGGTGTCAGCAGTGGTCATGCCATGCAGGCTGGCTTGAAACAAAACGTGAGGCAAGACCTGGACATGTCACGAAACTGTCCGCCCCCCCCAACCCAACCCAGGACCAACAATGAAAAGTTTTCCACTTACTAAATGTCCACGCTGCGGAGAGAAGAAGCTCGTCGTCGCCCCGCTTGCACTGAACTGCCTGTCTCGTCGAGACAACAAGACCTACATTTGCACCCGGTGCGGAACGGAAGAAGCACTCAACGACTACTCCAACACCTGGAACGACGTGCATGATTGGGTGTCACCACCCGCTTCAATCGTCGCCCTTCAGTAACCAACAACAACAAACGACAGAGGCAACCATGTCAGCATTTCAATGCACCCTTACCCACCTCGGCGCTATCGTCGGGACCTACATCGGCACTCGTTCTTATCGACAGTACGAGTTCGACAACTATGCGGGCTACGGATTCGGAAGCGAGGGGGAGCTACTCATTAGCATCCTCGACAAAGCGAACGTCCGAAGCTTGAACGCTCGGTATCCGAACGATTCTAACTACACCCTGAGCCCGGACAGCGCGACTGCCAACAAGCTCTTGAACTACTTTGAGTGCAACCCGCTCACGCCTGGAGAGATGTTCAAAGCAATCAACTGCTTAGAGTATCAGTCCTGTGAGTTCGATGGCTGGCTGGAGAGCGATGCTTACAACCTCTTGAGGATCATCCGTAACTCAACTCAAGAGCGAGTCCAGGGCTACGAGGATGCACCCTGGGGCATGAAGGACCTGGACCCCAGGCTCTTGGAGAACGGACCAGTGCTACTCAGCAGCCTGGTCGGGAGGTGACTGATGAACGAACTGACCAGCGTTCTTGGCTGGTTCGAGGTGCCCTTCAAGTTGGAGGGCACCAAGTTCACCGGCCCTTCGAGCGGGTACGTCTTCCAAACCAAACAATCTAAGCAAGCCAAGTATTTCAAAGAGAGGGACCAACATTATGAAACCCAAGGTATTTCTTGTCCGATTCAACGCAAATGGGAAATGCTACGCGAGAGTAGCGCACTACCATTACAAAGACGACGACAACACAAAGATCTCTGATCCATTGATGACATTCATTGCAGACCAACGAGCCCAAGATTCCACGGGGTCATGGGTTCCGTTGCCAAGGCTGCTTGCAACTCGGTGGGTGGTCTGGTCAGCGATGGCTGAGAGCCTCAACGCTCTTCGAGTGATCGACACTGTTGTCGTCGGAGACGACGTGTACGATGAGACCGCAGACTACATCTTCGATGTCTACTGTGATCGAATAGGACCACTGCTCGGATACCCGGACGTCAGGTGTAAGATGAAATACTTGGATGGGGACTACGTTGAAGTGTACCTGGATGCGTTCTCCAAGTTCCTGGCACACTATCGAGAAAGCAAGACTGACCCCTTGCTTGAGATTGAAATCACACGATGACATCTCGTGACAAACACTGGTAGCCTACCAGACTATATGTAAGAACAACAACAACAAACCATAGAGGTAATCATGGAAAACAACAACGACCTTCTCACTCTTGCTATTGGCAAGCTCGTTCAAGACAAGAACGTGAAGCTTGCTCGCAACAACATCGAGCCTGGAAGCTACGACATCCCGGTGCTCATCCACGGCATCCTTCAGTTGGATGTTGCCGAGGACCCCAGCCCCCGCTCTGGGACGGCACGTCTCCCCTACACCAGGGTCTTAGCATTGCTTCTCAAGCACGCTGGGTACACCAAGGAGTCGTCTACCCGGACACTGATCAAGCTGTTCCAGCAGGCTCACGCCATGGACAAGGATGCAGCCAAGCTTTTGGAGGATCGGTACGGACTGGAGGAAGCCCTCGATACTGTCCGCCGCATTGTCAAGGAGGGGTTGCCACCCATCAATGTCAAGGGTGCCGTCAAGGTACGCAGCGAGGGACTCGTCATCGAGCAGCGAGAGCTTACTCGTGATGAGGCTGTCGCACTGGCTGCTCCTTCAAAGAAGCAGCGCAAACTCAAACCACGCAAAGAAGAAGGAGGTGAGTAATGAAGACCTATCATGTTGAAATCGAACACACGGTGTACGTCGTGGTGGAGGTCGAGGCCGACTCGAAAGAGAAGGCCATCGAGCTTGCCCATGAGGCGACGAGCACACAAGAGTGCGGCACCTCGATAGAGTTCGAGGCTGACGAACCAGCCATGATCGTCGAGGCATACCACGGTGGTAGCTGCGATGGAGGACACGTCACCGAGTGTGAGGAGGAGGAATAGAATGAGAATCTACCGAGTAAAACAAAACCTCGTCCAACCATTCACACCAAAGTTCTTTAGGTCTGCGGTGGATGCCAGGAAGCATGGCGTCCAGGTCATCCGAAAGTTCGTTGAACATGAGCGGAACTACGTCAAAAACTTTCGATTGAAAGACGTACTGTACGACGCTGAGGTGTCCATCGATCAATGCGAGATTGAAAAGGCTGACAAGCAGTTCATCATTGACACGTTGAATGGCGATGACGCTGACCTAAATCCCACTACGATTGAGTGGTGGAATCCCCAGGACAAATGGGTAAAGGCAGGAGGATAATGATGAATGACTTCGAGCTTACTGACAGTGTGACCATTGAGCTTACAAAGCTACAGTGGCTCATGATTATACAGGGACTACAGCGCAACAAACTTGCGTCCAAAACGCTTGCAGAGGAATCCAAAAAGAGGGGCCTCGAAGGAGACGTAGGGGCATTCAAGGCTGTACCTGGCTACCATGAGGACATGATTCAAAACCAACAGGCCATCGACTTCATTCGACAGTTCCTGTTCACACCAGAACAGATTCAATTGGCTGAACAAATCAACGACAAGAGGGACTAAACATGGACAACTACACTGCAATCGGATTGGCTGAGGGCTTTATCGAAGGCTCTGAAGAAGACCAAGTAAGCGCATGGCAGCACCTCATTGACACTGGCTTGTGCTGGATTCTTCAGGGGTTCTTTGGCAGAACTGCTCAACGACTTATCGAAGACGGTGTATGCAGCCCAGCGCAGAGCAATCAGGGCTAACGCTTCCGAGCCCAGGCAATCCCTCGGGACTCCTGGGTGCGGGCCGTGGCATACCGCTCCATCTTTCTCACAGCCTCTGACTTCTTCTTCTTGGTGTCCAAGTTGTGGAGAGTTCGAATGTCAGTGAACTTGGAGCGGCGTTGCTTGCGGTTCTGGCGGCACGCTTGGTAAGCCATGAGTGATTCCTTTCCGACCAACATAAGCCTAAACAACGGACCCTTCTGGTTGTACAGAAGGTCGCACGCTTCCCTGGTAGAGTCTGGAATCTCCCTCATGCTTTCTAATACCTCCGTGTCAACGTGGTCCCAGTCAATGTGCTTGTCTATAAAGTCCGACGACACTCTTCTCCATCCTGTTTTGAAAGGAGAGGGCTGCCTTGGGACAACAGATAGAAAGCAGTTGATTGCTGACCTTTGGCTCAATCCAAAGTACTCGCGCAGGGCTTTGGTGATCTTGGCGCGAGAGAAGCCAGACTTGTGCATTTCCCTTACAACATTCTGATGTTTGCTATTCCAAAGACGAGAACCCATGAGACGCTCCACGATTAGAGATGCCGAAACAAAAGCCATCGAGGTGGCTGAAGGAACCCGTGTTCCATCTGCACCATGGCACTACGGTGCTGTACAAGCATGGCTCGCCTGGAGAAAAGTTCAAGAGGAAATGGAAGATACTTGGATGCTCAAGGACTTTGCGGCGGACTGCAACAGCACCATGGTCAAAGTCGTAGCGGTACTATCGGGGCTCACCAAAGCTTCAGGTTCATTCGATGCTGTCCACAAGTGGTGCATTGAAATCTCTGCGGCCTGGAAAGACCGTGGTGTTCCGTATGACATGTGGCTTTTGGCAAGACCTGATGGGACCATTGGAGCAAAAGCAAGGAGGACTACTGGATCATCAAAGTAAAGAGTACTATATGTGAATACACAGCGGATTCATCCGCACCCCAAAAACCGATTAGGGGTTATCCACTGGTGCTTAGGGCACCATCGGAGACCCTCGAAGTCACCACTAACAACCTCGAAGTAGCTTGGAAAAGGATAGCCCTCTTGAAAACACACAGGACAAACCCTGTCGATGCTTTTTGCAAGATGGTCTCTAATCAAAACCCGCTTACCAACTTCGAAATCAACAGACTCCTCCGAGTCATCAACTCGGGGAAAAAGAGGCACTACCATGGATAACCACCGATCAACACCAAAACCTAAAGAAACGCCAGCACAAAAGTTCTATAGGCTTTCTACAGTAAAATCAATGGCTGAGTTTGCTCGCATTGTAGATTTTCACCCAGTGACTATTAGAACTTACTTACTCCCCAGTGACCGAAAAAGCTGGAAGCAAGCACCGATTTCATCTCTTCATGACTGGGCTCAGTCAATCAAAGATAGTGGCGGCCCTTCGATTGCAATTGGACTGTGGCCTGATGGAGACGTCACGTTTGAAGTCGAAGAGTAAGCGTCCGAAATACTGGTCGAACTGGAGAGAAGACCCCAAGCTCGCGGGAATCGTGGCCTCCTATGAGATTTGTATCGACGACCGGCTCTGTGTAGTAGCAATCACGAACACTGGAGTTCCTATTCTGGAGATTGTTTCTCCGAGGGACTGCATTCGAAAGAGAGCTAAAGAGGCGGGGCTGGTCTTCGGTACTTGGCCAACAGATGACGGACAAATGAAAAGGGGTTGGTTACCAGGGAGACCTGACGAGCCTCAACAAACCAACCCTTATTTGATAGAGAAGAAATGATGGGCTTTACAGATTCCCCTCCATTTTGTAAAACCGAGGGCTGTGGCAACGTCCCACAGGCTTACATCAAGGGAAGCTTTAGATGCTCATCGTGTGCAGTAAAGATCCAACTCAACACCATCAATAGAATTGAGATCAACCAACACGGTGTTGCTAAGTATCAAGGAAAGGACCAATGAAAAAATGAGCGAGCAGCAGGGACCAACCGGAGTTTGGCTTGACCTCGAACTCTGGAACAGCATCAAAAAAACAACAAACCAACCCTGGCCGCTCGCTTTGGCTCAGTTGGATCTTGGCTTTGTAGAACAAGAGTACGGCGCTCTTCTTTCTCGATCCCAGTTGATGGAGCGATGGGGACTCAGTGAAAGAAAAGTACGCACCGTCTTGAGTCGCTACAAGAAAAAACGTCCAGACTCAAATCATAAACCGTCCAGTATTGCGCCCAGCAAAGTGACGCAAGTTGCTGGAATCACTCCAGTTGACACGGCAACACCGTCCAGGCCAGGGTTAAAAACCGTCCCGAAATGCACCGACGTTTTCGACGAGTCTGTACAGACTATTTTCCGTTGTTGGGAGCAGCTTCAGTTTGATAGAACTGGTCGCCACAACAAGCTCACTAAGGGTAGAGAGAGAGTTCTTCGGTCGGCTCTCAAGAGTGGTCACTCCGTCGATGACTTACAACTTGTGATTCGAATGGCCTTTGAGTATCCAGATGGCGACTTCATGATCGATTCTTGGAGAACGCAGGGCTACATGGACATCACGAACCTCCTGAATCGAGAGAAGATAGACCGCAATGTCACCCTCGCAGCAGAGCGGTGGAAAGGAAATGAATGGTCATTCAGTAAACCAAAGGTCATCACCTTCGATGCAAAGTATCAGAAACTATGGGACCACCTACAGTTCTTACTCGGAGCATACGGTTCAGAGCCAGACAGCTTGCATAAGAACCCCCGTGTCAGTCAAGCAATGTCCAGTGCAGTACGAGCCATTGGGGGATGGCGGATGCTCGGGAGCTTAAGGTCCGGTCGAGACATGGAAAAGGTACGACAAGACTTTCTTTCTGAAGTCCAAGGCAACATCATCAGGATTCAACAACAAACCAAACAACGGAGCATGTAATGGGACCGACCCCCCCAAAGAGCATTCAAAGCGAAAAGGTAGTTCTCGGCGGACTACTTATGGAGCCTTCCCTCATCAACGATGTGGTTGCCGAGGTGGAAGCAGACGACTTTGCTCAACAACAACACCGAGATCTGTTCAAGCTAATCAAGTCATGGGTAGCAAAAGGCAAGCACGTTGACTCTGTTATGGTAGTGGAACATATCCGAGCCACTGGCACGCCCGCGAATCTCGACATTATGTACGTCATCTCTTTGCCAGAGGAGTGTGGAGCTACAGCAACTGTTCCTTTTCATGCCAGGAACGTCCGTGAAACAGGTATACGTCGCAGAATGTTCGAGGCTTCATCTGCTTTAGTAAGCAACGCATCGGATACCAGCCTTGAGATTGATGAGCTTATTGAGCAAGGCCAAAGGGAATTGCTGGAGATTGCTGGCAGGCAGCGTGGAGATGATTGGTTTGAGGGGCCACAACTTGTCGAGAGGGCTCAGGACCGCTGGGAACGCCTGGTAGAGATGAAGATGAAAGGCGAAGTAGCTGCCTTATCTACAGGCCTGGTGGCTGTAGACAACGTCCTTAGTGGACTGCATCCGGGCTTGAACCTGTTGGCTGCTCGACCATCGATGGGAAAGACTGCGATGGCTTTGAACATCACGATGTCGGCTTTACAGCAAAACGTGCCTGTTGCTTTCTTCTCATTAGAAATGAGCGCCGACCAACTGGTAGATCGAATGGCCTCGGCTCTCGCTAAGGTAAGTGCCTGGAACATCAAGACCGGGTCTTTGAAAAGCGAGGAGTGGGGAAGGTTGGAGAATGAGGCTCTGGACTTTTTGCACAACGCTCCTTTGTTCGTATCCGACAAGGCCGGTGTTTCGATCTCCAAGATTTCTGCACAGGCTCGGAGGTTAAAGTCTAAGGAGCCAAACCTTGGACTCATCGTCATTGACTACCTCCAGCTTATTCGACAGCCAAAGGCTGAGAGTATGGAGCAGTCTGTCTCTCAAGTCTCCAGCACACTCAAGGTCATATCCAGAGACCTCAACGTACCTGTCCTCTGCTTGGCCCAGTTGAACCGTGGTTGTGAGCAAAGGTCCAACAAGAGGCCAATGCTCTCTGACCTCCGAGGCTCCGGCTCACTGGAGCAGGACGCTGATGTGGTCATGTTCCTGTATCGACATGCCTACTACGATGACCGTGCTGATCCTACGGATGCTGAGGTAATCGTTGCAAAACACAGGAGTGGACCCACGGGTGCGGTCAACGTCACCTGGGATGCGAACAATCAAAAGTTTCAAGACAAGGACACTGGTCCTAAGTTTTCTATGGTGAAGGCCGCCATGAGGACCAGGAGAGACATCGACGACGAGGACTCCGAGCCGTCTTGGTTTTAAATTTTTTTTAGAAAGTTTGTCACGCTCGGTGCCTACTGCACCAGTACTTATGTTGAGGGCGTCGTTAACCCTCACGACTTCTCCCCTTGTCTTCATGGGGGGAGGGGTCACCCGCCCTCTCCTCCTTTTTTTCCTCGGGGGGAGGGGGCATCCCTTTTAGACAACAAAATTAATTTTTTTTGAAGAGCGAGGTTAACTTTTTAGGTCGTCATTCGTAATGGTAAGTGAGAGCAAGAGGTTCGTAGGGGATTCTTGCTTTCAGTCTCTCTCCCTTTTTTAGGGTTTGAGGGAGAGAGACACCCCGCCCCTACAACAACAAACAACAAAGGAAGACCAATGAGGTCATCAGAAAGAAGACAGAACCAAGAACAGCCAATCAAAAGAATTTTGGCAATGATGCTCGATGAAGAAGGTGCTTGCAGAGCCGCCGCTTGGGGACCAAGTACGGAAATCGACGACATCAAGAAAAAGGCCAGAAGAGTATTGGCTAAGTACATCGAAGAAAAGAAGAAGCTTCACGACCCTCTTGCCTATCACGATTACACCATGCAGATTAAGGTCGAGAATGCTGAGGACGATTGGGAAATCGTAGAAATAGACTTCAGAAAAGACGTAAGTTGAAAGTAAAACGACCCTGGCAGGGACCAATTTCTTGCCAGGGTCGTTCAACAACAAACCGTCAAATACTGGAGGCAACCAACATTCGACGTCTCAACTTTAACGTCTGTATTTTTTAACGTCAATAGTAATCGTCTCTACGACAGGCTGCCTTTGTCGAACTTCAAACCATACATAGCAATGCACGCAGCATCAGCAATCCCGTCGTGAGGTTTTCTTTTTTTGCCAGGAGTCAGGTCTAAACTGGGGATTCTTTGTTTACAGATAAGAACAGCCCTGCCTTTGCCCACGCCGGGTGCATCACGGAGTATGGTTTTCTGCCAGGTTTTTGGATGAACGATCAAAAGAGGAACGTCCAGCACACCAAGAATGCCAAGCCAAAGTCCGTAACCTACGCCGATGCTGAACATCGATGTTCCCCCCTGGCCTGGACGAGCCTGTTGTTTCTCGACCACCGCCATCTTGATTCCCACAGTCGCATGAAGCTCAGTCAGAACCTTGCCCATAGCGTTGGAATCGTACTCTCTTCGAGAGCCCTTACCGATTGGAATCGTAAAGTTTTCTCTGGTGAGCATAACTTTTCTTACTATTCCCTCCTCATCGAGAGCAACGATGGCTCCGTCTTTGCCGGGGTCGATTCCCAAGTAAACTCCACCCATCATTGCTCCACTTGTTCAGGAACCAGTTCATCGAACAACAACGACCCAGGGCTCACACCCAGAGCATCAGCGATTTGTTTGAGACGCATAGTCCTTGGCTGAACTGTGCCTTGAACGTAGCGTTTCAACAGGGAGTAATCTAAGTCCACTTCCCTCGCGAACTCTCGAAGACCCTTACCGTTAGCTCGAATCAAGTAGTGGAGATTCCGTCCAAATGGTTGCTTTCTTTTATCCATTGGTTAATCATATCCTGTGTGGGGGCATTTTCAACCCCCACCCTTGACGGGCGCATGCTTTGCGCCATAAAGTAATTACCAGGAAACTATAATGAGCATTTTGCCATCCGAAAGAGACAGCCTTCTTGTAGATAACCCCAACGAGCCTATCTCATCAGGACGTAAAATCGTTGATCCAAGCGTGCTTGTTGCAACTGCGGAGCGCATGGTTTCCCGAGTTACTGTCGATGCGAACCCCGAACATCGTACCCGAGAGTCAATTTGTCGTTGGCGAGTAGCTAATCTTTTGAGTGCTGTGGACGAGAGCCTGTTCTTTAATATGGTGAGCGGTGCTCTTGATGGAATGAAGAAGACCATCTTGAATCAACAGCCCAACGGAGAATGGCAACCCTGTGAATATGAAATCGAGATTCGAGAAATCAATGAAGAGGCTATCATCTTGATGGGAATCCGTTGGACGGACATCATGGGTCAGGACGACGTTCAGTATCAAAACGGTGCCCCAGCAGTGAACGTGAACGTCACCGCCAAGACTGCTCCTGCTCAGACTGATTCAGCTACCGTAGAGCTTTTGAAGCTGCTCGCTGCTGGTCAGCTTTCTAATCAAGACGCCTTGAATAAGCTTCAGTCTCTTGCACAAGAGACCACTGCTGCAACAGTCGATGTTGAAGAGGACGTGGTGATTCAAGAGGCGAAACCTGCCCCTAAATCCAAGAACCCTCGTGGCCGACGTAAGTTAGTCAGGAAGTCCGACTGATACAGTCTCGTCAGGATGAACACTTTGAACTTGTCCGTCGTTAGAAAGCCTTCCGTGCATCTCAAGTTTCCTGCCCCTGGCAAGAGCTTGAACACGATTCTCTCCTTTGTCGGCGGCTCGTTCAGCATACTTTGCTGCTCGTGCGATTCCTTGATGGCTAATTTTGTTTTTCATTTGCCTACTATATCTTAGGAGAATCATTTGTCTAAACCAGAAGGTTGGTTCGAAGCTCGTAGAGCGGGTCTCGGTGGCTCTGACATCGCCGCTGTACTTGGCTTGTCTAAGTGGCAAAGCCCTATGGATGTTTGGTCTGCAAAGCGCGGACTGTCAGAAGAAGTTGTTGAAACAAACGCAATGCGCCGGGGTCGCCTTCTGGAGTCAGCCATTGCAAATTGGTATCAGGAGGAAACAGGACTTGAGGTTTTGGATGGCAATGAAATGCCAATTGTAGGACCAAAACCTTTCATGCTTGCTTCCCCCGACAGGTACGTCAGTGCTGGGAAAACTCGGTTCGGGTTGGAAATAAAAACGGCGCGTAGCGTTGACGGCTGGGGAGATGACCTTGGCTCTGGCGTACCTGTTTACTATGCCACTCAAGCAGCATGGTACATGGCTTGCACAAACATTGACCGATGGGACTTTGCTGTGTTGTTCCTCGTGAACGATGAGTTCCGTCGCTACACTTTGATTCGAGACAAGAAGACCGAGAAGAAGCTGGTCAAGAAGTGCGGCGACTGGTGGAAGAGGCACGTTGTTGGAGGAGAGCCTCCACCTATCGATGGATCAACAGCGGCGGACAAATTTTTGCAGGGTAAGTATGATAATCCAAATGAAGAGTATCGACTGGCTGTCCCTGAAGAAGAAGAACTAATTTTTGAACTGGACGATATTCAGAACGAAATCAAAGCACTCAAAGAAAAAGAAGCACTATTCAAAAACCAACTCAAAGAAAAGATTGGGGAGAACGCAGGACTTAGAGGAACCTTTGGAACTGTAAGTTGGAAAATGTCTAACGGACGAACAAGCTTAGACTCCAAATCTCTTAGAAAAGCGCACCCCGAGATAGCTAAAGAGTTTTCTAAAACCAGCGAACCAAACCGAATCTTTCGAATGAAAGTTCAACACAAGAGAGGCAACTAATGGCCAAGAACGAAATCGCAAACAAGCCGCCAACCAAGATGGAGAAGTTTAAGGATCTCATCAACAACAAGATGAAAGACCAAGTAGCATCCATCTTGCCCAATCATTTAACTCCAGAGCGCATGTGCAAGGTTCTTATTGTAGAGGCCAGCCGGAATCCGAAGCTAATGGAATGCACCAGCATCTCCGTAGCTGAATCGGTCATGCTGTCGGCGCAGCTTGGCCTGGAGCCAGGAGGCACGCTCGGCCACATCTACTTCATTCCTTATGGGAACAAGTGTACGCCAATCATTGGCTACAAGGGATACCTGGAGCTTGCTCGACGCAGTGGCCAGGTAGCTCGCCTCGATGCCCGTGTTGTCTACGAGGGCGAGAAGTTTGAGGTAAGCGCAGGGCTCCACCCTAACATTGAGCACAGTGTTCGAGGAGACGTGGACCGTTCAGACGACAAGATTGTGGCAGCCTACGCTGTTGCTGTTCTCAAGGACGGGTCCTCTTACTTCGAGGTGCTGTGGAAGGTAGACATCGACAAGGTTCGTCGTCGGTCCAAGGCTGGACGTAGCGGGCCATGGGTAGACGATTACTCTCGGATGGCTCGCAAGAGCGCTATCCGTGCTCTGTTTAACGGCGGCACTGTGCCTATGTCCTTCGAGCTTGCAACGGCTGTCTCTTCAGATGGAGATGATCCTCACGCAAAGATGCCTCCTATCGACATTACGCCAATCGTTGGCGAGGATGAACCCAAGGAGGTAAATGGAATGAGCGACCTTGGTGCGGCCCTGGCATGAAGCCGCTCAAGCGCATTTGCTTTGAATGTGATCACCGATACACGGGCGATGAGCGTTGCCCAAAATGCGGGTTCTTTTCAGGCGAACCTATACCAACAAAAAAGAACCCCCGGAAACGCTAAGTCTCCGGGGGTTTTTCTTAGGCGTCTGCTTCAGCGCCTTTTTCTTCAGGAGCTTCAGCGGGTGCGGCAGGCTCCGGGGCTGGCGTCTCTTCAGCCGGAGCTTCGACGGGGGCTTCTTCTGCTGCCTCCTCGTCGCTTGAATCCATTAGATGACAAGTGCCAAAGGAAGTCGAGATGACCACGACTCCGCCAATCAAAGCAACCCGAGGGTTGAGCTTCTTCCAAAGTTCTTTTAGTTTTTCCATTACGTCTCCTACGACAGGTCATCTTCGGTGATGAGGGTATAAGTAAAGACCTCAGCCTCCGATGCCTTCCAGATCTTAACCGCTTCTTCCCAGTCTGCGATTCGGGCAAAGACCTGGCAGCCAGCCGACCAGCGGTCTACTTGCGTAGAGTTCTCCCCAGCATGGTGCAAATTCACACCGTACCAGCCCTCGATTCCGGGGTCGTCGTCATGGCCAAACGACAAAATGTTATTGCGATCATTGTCCCTCCAGACGCGGATGGGCGATGCTCGCTGACATAGAGTTTCATACTTTCCACGGTGCATATCCCACTTGTAGGCACGGTAGGAACCAGGCACCATGATGGCTGTACCAGCGGAACTTCCATAGACTTCAGGATGCTCTAAACAATAAGTCCCTGGGTCCGTGGTGATTCTGTACTTCTTGTGCTGCCACAGTCCGTTGTTCACCCAAACCAAGTGCATCTCATCATCGAAGCTGTTGGCAATAGGATTGTTTGAGCGCACACCAATCGTGTTGATCTGCCCATCGGTATAGACCTCGTAGCCTTTGGCTTTGAGCACACCAATGATAGCAGGAGGATCGTCAGACACTTCAGGCTGCTCTGGCTCCTCAGCGGCCTGTAAAGCATTGAGGGTGTTGGGCCCTACGATTCCGTCTGCGGCCAGTCCTGACGCCTGCTGGAAGCGCTTCACGGCTTTCTCAGTACCACTACCAAAGATTCCATCGACGCCGATTTGGCCATAGCCCTTGTCGTTCAACGCCTTCTGGATTTCTTTAACGTCGTCGCCTCTACTTCCTTTCTTGATCAACATAGGATGCCTCCTGCCCAGGCTGAGGACCACACGTCTTGTCCTCAGTATTGTTGTTGGCACCCTGAACAGAAGGCTTGCGATCTTTAAAACCAATACGAACGACTGTCACTGATGACTTTCTAATTTTCATCTTTTCAGTGGAGCGATGCCTATACGACCGGGTAACCGTCTTCATATCTACGTCGAGATAAGGATTCGATAGGTGACGCTGCTGGCAGGCGCTGTTGATGCGGCTGTGCCGTTCAAGTCAGTCCCGGCGGCAGTAACACAAATAGCCTTGAGGCCATTTGCGTAGGTTGTGCCTGTTGGGCTTGAGTAAACCCGAGTCACACTGGCAGGACACATGAATGCCCAGTCTGGACCTGTAGCAGCATCTCCACCCACATTCACGGTTCCAGTGCTGTCGTAGAGTTTTACATACACTGGGACTGTATTTTGAGTGTTGTCGATCTCCACTTTATACAAAACACCACTGCTTGCATCAAGAGTTTCGACGTTATGATCTGGATCAAGGTTCACACAATGGAATGTGCCAACGTCTGAAATAACGGATGTTTTTACGAGTGCTGATGCCATTTCTACCTCACAACCATGCTGACGGTAAGACTTCCAGCATCAGGGTTCGATGTTCCAGCGGTTCCATTGGAGTCCTCACAGGCATAAGTCATATTAGTAAGAGCAATCCCATCAATGATTTGCCAAACAGTTCGTCCACCATTCGACCCGGAACCCTCTGATTTAATAATGATGTCGGGGTCGGTTGTGCCCACAGTCGCAGTTGATGCGTTGTAGATCTTCAACCATGCTGGATTAGAGTGTCCGTTGATCAAGTGAATGCTGTGAATAGTGGCAGCCCCGGCGAACACATCAGTGACGGCAGTGGCCGTAGCAGCCGTGTCAATAAACATAAAATCGACTTGAGTTATCGAGTTTTTACCAGAAGTAATCGCCATTTATCCGTTCCTCGTTGCAGGAGTGGGTGGGTTGGTAGGCTGATTAACAGGAGGTGCTGCCGCTGGTTTCTCTGCAATTGCAGACTGCACAATATCAAGACAGCGCTTCAATCCTTCGGGCATGCCATCGTCACGAGCAATCACCTTGACGTTGTACTTTGCAGAGTTGTCCGAGGTCCGAGTGTTCTCGCTTTTTGCGGAGATAGACCCGTGAATCTTGACATCAACACTGACTGGTCCCCAGCCTGCTTTGACGTGAGTGTCCATGGCCGCTTCATAGTCCCGACTACTTTTCTCAGACGTGCTGGACTTCACTTCCATAGTAAAGTCAACTTCAACCTCTTTTACTTGAAGAGATGGAGTGTTGAGAATTGCTAAGATAGGAACATCAAGTTGGTTGGTGACCTCAGTGTAGCCACCAGCGCCATCATTGACGGGCTTAGTATAGGTAAAGTCAACCGTGCGGGCCTTAACAATCCCGTTCGAATCAGTTTCAAGCCCCACGTTTTGAATGAAATCAGCAGTCGCTTTAGCAAGCTGCACCTGTGAATCACAAGCTGCTTTCAGTGGGCCACCAATAAGTTGATCCATTGGGAGACCACCAAACTGGTCGGACATTTTAACGAGGCCGTCTGCCATGTTTCACTCTACCTTTTTTTGCCTTTATGAAGACCGTGAGATGAATGCTGCTTACCTTTTTTGGTAGCAGCCCTTTTAGCTTTGTTTGCAGCAGCCAGTTTTTTCCGGCCTGCTGAGGTGGACTTTAACTTAGAGATAGTCTTAGCGGGTGCATAAACTTCACCAGTCTTGCCGCTCGGCTTTCCTGATGGGGTTCTCCATTTTTGTTTGCCCCACTTCTTCAAAGACTTTTGGCTCTTCTTGAGTGCCATTACTTGCGCTTCCTGCTGGTGTAGCTGGGTTTCGCACGTTCCTTCTTTGCTATCGTCTTCGACAGTTTCTTAGTGACCTTAGACTGACGAGCATGCATCTTGGATGCGTTAGCAAGTTCCTTGCTGACTTTTGCAAGCTTCTTAGATGCCTTCATGATTTGTATCCTCCACCTTTGGCTCTGTACTGCTTAGCAAGCATTTGTGCTTTTCGTGCTGACCACTGACCAGGCTTGCCACCTTTACCCGCTGCTTTAATTTTCTTGAACAGGTTCTTCCGCATGGTGGGCTTGGTATAGTTACCAGCCTCATTCACACGAGATTTAGATTTCTTGCTCATCGTTTCTTAGATCCCTTTTTAGCTTTCTTTAATTTCTTAAAGTCCGCCCCAGTAATCTTCTTACGAGGAGGCGCGACTCCTGCCAGTTTCTTTTGTTTCGCGCTGTATTTTTTGTACGGCATTACACTACCACTTTACCTTGTCGGCCCAATATGCTGCGCTCATCTTGCCCTTCTTGATGTTCTTGCCGTGACGCGACTTAAAGCTTGCTCGTTTCTTAGTCATCGTTTTAGACTCGCCCTTCTTAGGCTTTCCTGCTGTTTTCGCACCTTGCTCACCAAACCGTATGGTCTTGACGTTACTGCCTTCTTTAGCCAGGACAACGTGTGACTTCTTAGGGTGCTTAGGAGTTCGCTTGGGCTTGTTGTAGCCAGACACTCCAAGCTTTGCCATTCTGGGATCTTTCTTCGCGGGCATATTGTTCCTATGGCAAGAGCTTAATTAGCTGGTTGTCGATTCTGGCATACCCCTCAGGAGGCTCTTGGCCTTTGAAGGTTATTGAAATCTTAGCAGTATTCCGCTTTTTAGCAAACCATCCATTACCGCCAACAGTCGGGTTGATTCTCAACTTCCGATGCTGGCATCCGATGTCCGCTCCTTCTTCCATGCCTTGAAGCTCAACGTCCATTTCTACAGTCATCTGCTCAATAGCTAAAGACTGTCCAGTAACCAAGGTTTGCATTGGGACTTGAATGTCCTTGTGTATCTGCTTGCCCTCTTCCCACACGGGCAATCTGACAGTAACCATGCGAGGTCTGTAGATAGGTTGACCATCTGCATCTTTCTCGCCTGTATCAATCCACCATTCTTCTTCTCGAATGTGATTGAGTTCATGGGTCTCTGCAATATCAGTAGACTTTACGACCGCTGTTTGAATCGCCTGAACAAACTCATCGAGTGAGAACTCAGCCAAGTTGCCTCCTGGGGTTGTTGTTTAGGTTACATTCCGTCTTGCAGGGTCTCCTGCTCTGAACGTTGTTGCCATTCTTCAGATACCTTGTCCTCACTGATTGGTCCACCAGCAGCCCAGGTATAGCAAGCACGAGCGCTGTGGCACTTGAAGTTGTGCATCCAGCAATATCCCAGTTCGCCGTCCTCATCTTCAATTGGCTCTGACGCAGGACCAGGCATGCACTCCTTCATTTTAGGGGAAACATCGAAGGCAATACAGTTGCCACAACGTGATTGCTTTGCAACCTCAACAGTAGTGTTCCAGTGCTTTGCTGCATCTACCCAATACTGTTCATCCTCAAGATTTAGAGGGCCATATTTAATAAATGGCTGTCGAATGGCGTTGTTTCGATTGCGAGTGTTTACTTCTAAGTCGCGAGTAGCCAGAGGGCAGGAGTTTCCGTTAGCCATTTTCTCGATTTCCTTGTTTGAATCCAGCTTGGTAAGCCTCGTACATGTAGAGTACCAGACCTGGACTGACAAACGGTTTTACATCGTCATCTTTAAGCTCTGCATATTGCATTTTTAAAAGCCAGTTTACAAATGGCTTGTGGTATTTCCACTTCATTTGACCACTATTACTCGCGCTCTCTCTTCAAGACTCGCTCGAAAAGCTCTTCATACTTTCGAGTCATCATCGTGAGCGCTTTGCCCTGTCGTCGATTGGTATTGATAAGGTACGCAATGAAGCCGCAAGTCATTCCCAAGTCGAGGTACTGAGCTACTACATCCGCCTCCACATCAGCCTTCCATAAAAATCGCAATGCATTGCATGATGACGACGGTAGCCAGGATTAAGCCTTGGGCTTTGTGGATCGACGCTTTGATTCCTTGAATGTCTTGGCGGATGGCAGACACTTCTACCTCCGCTGTATCGACACGCTGACCGAGAACAGCCACATCCGTTTCAAGCTTTCGAACACGTTGTTCCATTTGTCAACTTCCTTGTCGGTTGTTGCTGTTTGGATCATAGGTTGGCTCGAATTCATCTTCCGAAAAAAGGAGCCTATACCACAATTTAAACTTGCCTGTTCTACGCACAGCAGACCCCCCACCAGAATTGTCTCGCGCAAATGGCGCTATAACCAAATAGGCTTTATCGTCCATGGCCATTGGATCGCCAGTTTTTTGCTGCATATAGGTCTGATTATTATGATGGGTCATCGTGTAGTCATTTTTTAAAGAAAGAGCTACTGAAGTAGCGCAAACAACCTCGGTGGCGCTTTTTTGTACGAAATGAAACTGAGCCCAACCTACCTTGCAATCTGAGACAGTGTTGAGTGCAGTGGTTAGCCCATGTGGATTGTACGCATGCACGCCCATTTTGAGTGGATTAGTAGACGCATTGCCTTGATAAAAAAGACCCAAACAATACCCGTGACCGTCACCCGTAACAGTTAAAAATTTCTCGCTCGAAAGACCAACAAGTATTCCGGTGTCATGGTTTTCATCGTTGGGACAGTTTTCGTGAGCTTCTACCAAAAACTCTATGGTACACCCAACAAGGTCGCTAAACTCTAAAATGCCCGTGCCGTCTGGTTTCGTAAGAGCCGTAGCAAGCTTTCCGCTGGTCTGTTCGACGTTGTCGATTTCTTGATCTTTCATTGCGGCAAGATCACAATAAAACTCAACGCCATTTGCGTCTCGTGCAACCCAGTCGCTGGCGTGACCACTAATGTCAAATACGCTGTTTGGATCGGCATGATACCAAACGCCAGGGGTGCCGTTGTCAGGGTCACTGCTTCCTAAAGTAGCTACATCTGTAGGAAGCACGCCGCCCGGACATGGATTTACTGAAATCCAATTACTCTTAAAGCTGTTCCGAAAAGTTCCTTTTGGAGAGGCATCGGAATCTTTAACAGGCCCTGGGCTTCGACTTCTACGGCTCATGCTGCGTCAATCCTGTTGACGTGACCAATAATCGAGACTTTGTTTGCTGTCGTAGAAAAAGCCTTACAGATTAGAGCAGTACTTGAGTTTCCTTTGAGAATCCATCCAGGCGCAACCAAAACGGTTTCGTTTGGTTGGATTGTTGTTTTCAAGTGGTCGTCTGTCGCGGTTGTGCCTCCCCACTCCAAAGTAAGAACCTCTGCTGAGGTGTTGTGATTACAAGCCCACAACCAAATCTCATCGTAGTCATCATTAACGCTTGGCCCAGTGTGAATGGTTGTGCCAGCGCTTGAATTCGCAGCAACCTCAATGGGCCGACCATCGGTTGAAGCGCTCAAATGGATTCTTGAAATAGTAGCCATGTTGGTTTCCTATGTAAAAACTTGCATGTGTAGAATAAGGTTTTCATCGTTAGCGGCAGAGCCCCCAGAAGCCTCCACCCAACTAAGTTGTCCTGAGCTATCCGACTGAAGAACCCGGTCTGCCCCAGGTAACGCGGCTGGAAAGGTATAGGTGTGGTTAGACGCGATATTTGCAGCGGCCTGGAACTTCATAAAGTTCGTGCCGTTGTCCGAATCCTCGTTGAGCATAAGAGATGCTGCTGCGGCAGTAGACCCAAAGATCCGCACACCACCAGTTCCCTTAGGCTTCAAGGACATCGTAATGTTGCTTGAGTCGCCCAACACGCTGATTGCGGGGGCAGTACCATCTGCTGCGTTTTCAACCTCAACAAAGTTCACTGCGCTGCCAACGGAACAGAACTTCAAAAGCTTGTTGTTGTTCTCGTCGTTAATCGCACTGCTGTCCGTCATTCCAATGTTGCCAGGAACAACAATGTCGCCATCATTTTCGATAGTAAAAACGGTAGCCAAACTGTTGGCGCTACTTCCCGAACCACCCGCTGCGGAGCTTTGAAAAATGATGTTTCCACCACCAGCGTTGCCGGTGCTTTGGCCACCACTAATCGTCAGGCTTTTTCCAGCAGTGTTGGTGCCAGATACAGCAGCAATAGACATTGTAGCGTTCTGACCATTGCCGTATTGAATGTCGCCACCGTTTACGGAGAGGTCACCATCAACCTGAGTGTTTCCAGAGCCGTCAAACGAAATGCCCGCCGAACCGGCACTATCAACAATGTTGTTGCCGGAAACTTGAAGGTCTCCAGCAAGCGCTACATTCTGTGCCTCACTGATTGTAAGAGCGGCCTGCAAGCCTGAGTCGTTGTTGGTCGAGAAGACCATCTTACCTTTTTCATCGTTCGACGAACCAACGTGGCTGATTTCAATCTGACCCAGGGCGTTGTTGCCGTGATCCTCAAAGATTAATCGAGTCTCACAACCGCCATCACTGTTCTCAGCAGTCTCATTTTGAAGGGTCAGATATGCGTTTGCACCTTTAATCTGCAACATGGTGCCTGGAGCCGAATCCCCGATACCGACATTTCCATCAGTGTGGATTCGCATGCGCTCGCCAACATCATCAGTACCGCTAACTTTCGTCCTAAACTGCATGCTTGCGGTGCCAACGCCATCGCCTTTGCCAGTAGACAAAATCAAGTCGCCACCGTTGATGTCGCTGCTTCCGCCGATAACGCCGCTTCCAGCGCTAATAGACAAGCTCTTGCCTGCGGTGGTGCCGGTTGTCTGATCTCGGGCAGTAAGAACCGTAAGATCAGCATTGCCAGCCGCACCTAAAATAAGATCCGCAGTGGTGCCCGTAATAATTGCACCAAAGTTTTGGTCAGCGCCTGAAGCAAAGATGTCCAAACCAATGTTGGTCTGCGCTCCAGAAGTTCCGCCAGTAAGATCAACATCAAGCCCTGTATTCAAAACCGTTCCAACCATGGTTGGTGAGTCTGAGTTGATGTCTACATCAATACCAATGTTCTGTCCTGTTTGGCCAGATGCGATGATGCCCGTAGCGTCGTAATCAATGTGGGCGGCAACGGTTGTGTGATTCGTTGTAGCCGTGACATTGGCGTCTACCACGAGGCTTCCGCCACCGACAGTTAGGTCACCAGCGAGCGTTGTATCCTGCTCGTCATCAATAGTCAGAGCAGTGGTAAGCGAGGACCCGGTATGGGTCGAAAGGATTAGCTTTCCTTTAGTGTCATCAGAAGACCCGCTGTGGCTACCCTCGATTTGAGCAAGAGTGGCGTCGGCGTGATCTTCGAAGATCACCCGAGCCTCACAACCACCATCCGAGTTCTCGGCTGTTGAGTTTTTGAGAGTCACATAGGGGGCGGTATCGGTGACCTGGAGCTTTGTTCCAGGTGCAGTATCACCGATTCCAACCCTATTGTTCTCTTCATCAACCGAAAGAGTGCCGTCTAAAAGATCAATTTCAAGGTCAGTACCAACCACTCGTTGGTTTCCAAACCTATTGAAGAACCCTGTGCTAATCCCCATTTACCCTACCTCACAGCCCACAAAAGACGAGCTTTTCTTAATGTCACAACACCAGCATTGACCTTCAAAAACAAATAGCACTTGTTTGCTGTTGTTTGTCCTGTGGGCGCACGGACATAAACATCAGTGGCAACCGCTGTGTTTCTAAGGCTGGTGTCAGTCATGCCAGCATGAAGGTTAATAAGCTGCGCCTCTGCCGAAAGCGGATCGTCTCCTGACGAATCCCATGTCAAGAAACAAGACACAGTGGCTGGAGATCCAGAAGTCACGTCAAGCTGAAGCTCAAGGTGAGATAGATAACAAGCTTGTGGCATTGCTCTCGACAAAGGATCTGCTGTCAGGTCCTCATGAAGAAGAATCGCCTGCCCAGCAGAGTAAGACGTGCCAATGCTCGCCTGCTCTGCATCGTTAACAACAAAGCCCTGATCAGCCATCACGGCCTCCCATTAGAAGGTGGATGAATCAGGTAGACGGATTGACGATGTCTACGACAAACAGGTCTGAGCGACAGGAGTTGCTCGCTGATGCTGCACTCCATTGAGCACTCACAGCAAGAGTGCTTGCTACCGTCGTGTTCAGCGTGAAGGAAGCCTTGATTTCTCGTTTGGTAGCCGTTCCCACTGCATCGGGGTCCTGGTATTGCACCATTGCCACTGCGGTTCCGCCGGTTCCAACAGTCCGAACTTGGATGATTGCATCAATGTAGAACACATCGTTGTTATCCACGTTAGCATCTGTTGTTGCCAGGATTTCTTCCCTGGATGCAAGGGCGGTAGCTGTTGGCCCCAAGCTCAAGAAGATTTGAAGGGCATCAGATCCATTTGTGGCAGTTGCAATTCCCATCGACTTGACTCGAATCGTAGAGCCAGCAACCAACGAGTTTGCAGGAATCGCCACAGAATCAAGCGCTGTTTCGGTAGTGGTATTCGTAAGTGCAGCACTCGCTGCGGTTTTTGTAGCAGCCTGACCGCCCACATGCATTTGCGAGCCGCTGGGGCCACCATGGTCAAGGAACATGCTGATTCCATGTTCAAGCGAGTTGCCGTTTACGAGTTCAATAATTTTGGACATCTGGGTCTCCTAAAGAGAATCGGGTTGGATTGTTAGGAATGGTAACATGGTCAACAGTTTTTAGTCATCTGTAGTTTCTACTACGCCTGTGCGTAGGGAGACGTCAAGGTCTTCGGGGTCTACTCTTGCCGAAAGAATGTTAATGACATCCTCAAGCCTGCGTTTTTCGTTGAAGAAGAGACGTAATGCAGCAGCTTGTGGAGTTGGGATAGTCTGGATGTTGAACAACAGCCCCAGGAATCCTTCGTCTACTCCTAATCGTCCACGTTCCCCACGCACTGGTACTCCGTCCGGGCTTGCAAACATGATGTCTCCATCATCATTCAGAACAAACCCTGCTGCGGTTATACGATCTATCATAGTCTTGTATGAGCCCGGTGCATCTGGATCGTAATACCCAAGAGACTCCCTTTTACCTGCCTCTACTTTTTGAGTGTAAGAGTCGTATTCCATTTGAAGCAGTTGTGGGATGAGGTACTGGCCACGAACCATGCGGCTCATTGTGTCCATCGAACGACCAAAGATGCCGAGTTCGAACGGCATTCCAAGCGTTGAAAAACCTTGTCTGGATGCTTCGAATGGATCCATGCGCAGAAGCATTCCGGGCAAGGAACGATCAATTGGTCCCAAGTTAACACCTGGAATAACACTGTCTCTCAAAGGCGTGATTGGAAACACACCATGAAAACTACTTCGTAACAAGAAGTAGTTCACCGCATTGCTTGCCTCGTAAACATGAGTTTGACCAGGAAACTCTTGTGGCTCATACTCCCGCAGATGGCGTACTTCGTAGCCAACCATTTCCAAAATCATCCCACCTGTGGTCAACAGATCGTACTGGACAAAAGATGTTGGGATTCTTTTTGGACCTAAATCTCTGCCACGGAAAAAATCCTTTTCGAAAGCAGCACCGAGGAACGATTGTATCCATGGATTCAATCGAGCTAACGTTTTGATTGCTCGCTCGCTTGTTTGTTCCGTTTCTGCGAGACCGGGAGTAAGCGCTGAGATGATTGCGAAAAAGTCAAAATGCGCCTTGAGAGCCTCTGCCGCTGGTAACACGGGAGCGTTCACACGATTTGCCTGAACCATGTGATCGATACCATTCCTAAGGAATGCAAGACCAAGCCTGTCAGCACTAAACTCGCTCTCAATCAAAGTTGAGTCACCATCCAAGAAGTGCTGGTTCAAGCCGCGAGCCAACCTAAACTGCGCGAAGATTCTGGAGGGATTCGTAAGCAGTGTATCGTAGAACAAGTCCATGTTCTTTCGCTGAAACGAATAGAAGATGAATACAGTCCGCATCGTTTTGCGTTCGAACTCGGTTAGATCTGTGTAGTCAAACAACGCTCTACGAGCCACTCCTGCGGCATCAGTCGTGGACAGGCCTTTCTCAACCCCATCAAGAAACACCGCAACTCGGTAGTAGTTGTCGATGAAAGACGCAAAGTTGATAAGTTGATTATGATAGAACTTAGCAGCAGCAATTGGTTTGTAAGCAAGGCTTGCAGCACCTCTCGCAGCAGCAGTCACTCCTTCTGCCGTAACAGCTACAACGTCTGACTCAAGTGGCGACCCTGGACGAGAGTAGTATGGCCCCTCTTCAGTCATCGTGCGCCAGTAACTGGGTTCGTTTCGCTTGAGGTCCTCTGCCAGTGACGTTGCAGTTTCCGCCGCGAGGAACGAGCCGGTGATGTTGAACTCCTCAATCATAGAGATCAACTGTCGTTTCGTATACACCGTCCCGTCTGGAGCTACGAGTGGTCGAACTTTGTTCCACCGCATATTTTTTGGCTGACCACCAAACACGCTGGCAGCAAGCTCCAAAGACAAAAGGGCGTTTGGTCCAAAGGTTGTCGTAAAGTATCCTTTGGCACCAATTGTCATGTACACCTGGAACTGAGCACCAATAAAGTTTGCCGTGTAGTAAGCAAGGTTTGGAAGTAACAATCCAGACGTTACGCCCATTTTCATAAGGCGATAGCCTACAGTGTAACTGTTGAATAAGAAATCAACGGCCTTCTGCGTCGTTGCTCCTGCAAGCTCTTTTGCTGTTGCTCTCGGTAAACCAAACTCCTCAGGTACAGAGAATCGAGTTCTCTTGGCCATTAACCCTGCACCCATTCGACCGGATGCCTCTCCTGCTAATCGGTCAATTTGAGCTTCGATTTCTTCTTTGAAGAACGGAGGAACCAAACGTTCCGATCCATCTAAGAACCTTACAAGCTCAAAGTCTTTACCATCGGAACCAAGCTTCAAGCCCCATTCTTCAATAAGCTGCATGGCCATTTGAAAGGCTTCAAGATCATGAATGACTCTACCGCTTTTGAGACCTGGAGCATCCTCTAAGACTTGGTACTGGAACGTGCCTCGTTCTCTGGAACGTTTTTGTGCTGCGGCGGAATACGGAGCGCTTTCGCCTGATTTGCCTTGAATCAACTCTCCGTAGGCTCCTCGTTTTGGAGATGCAAGGTTCGCCCGCATGCGGCCAGTGGGTCGCCCATATTGATCAAGAGTGATTCTTACACCACCAAAGTTCAACTCCTCATCGATGTACATCTTCACTCGCTCAACAAACTGTCGGCGTTCTGCTGCACCACGAATATCGGCAGGAGCAATTTCATCAATGCCGGTTTTCATGCCATACCGGGACATGTCATCCAAAAGGCTCTGATAAATATGGTCAGCCCTTAGACGCAAGATTGCCTCAAGAGCAGCGTGTGGCAGTGAAAACTTACCAGGCCGAACTGATGCTGTACCCACAGCAAGACCCTCGCCTGCAAGCTCAACCAACATTTGCTCCCATTCGCCCTTGTAGAACAAATCGTAGAATCGGATAGCAAAGGTTTTGTCTACAAGAGGATTTTCAATTTCCCGACCCAGCTTTACAGCTTGCTCTGGCGAGCCACCAAACGCAGCAAAAAGCTTTAGGGTAGTTTGATTGGCAAGATGGACCCGTTGATCAATGCCTTCCTCAATGACCTCGTATGCTTCTGCAATCGCCCGCTTTTGTGCTTGTTCCAGAACATCGTAGTTATCGTAGATGTCTTGGATTAGTTCGATGGCCATTCTCTCTCGTGGCGTCATCTTGTGGTTTTCTGAGAACGCAATGATGATGTCATCTACATGTGCAGCAAACTGCTTGCGGTTCATTCCAGAACCACTCGTAAAGATGTTTTGGATTCCAGCAAGACGTCGATAGCTTTGGCTTGTAATAGGCTGGGATAGCGTCTTACGCAATCCATTGATGACATGCATGACCGCTGCTGCTTTCCTTCCATCTTTCAGAAGCTGCTGTGCAGTCTGTACCCATTTGGTCAACTCATTCATCTGTCGCGTTCGGCGCTCAAACAACTTCTGAATGACAGGGCTCGTCTCTATTTTTTGTCCCTCTTTGGTGCGACCAGTAAGCGGAAGATCTGTGACGAATGCATCTCTCAACTTTCTGGACACGGCACCAAGAAACGGAGCAGCGTTGATAGGAGCCATCAATTCTTTAACTGCCGCATACCCAAGAGACTTGGGAACGTTCATCATCTCTTTGGTAGCGCCTGTGCCAACACCTACAACGTGGTCGCGGATCAATTCGTCTACCAACAGTCGATACTGCGAAACTGGAATCTGACTGAGGTCTGCACCTGGAGCCAACAGGTCTGCCAACGTTGAGCTTTGCAACATACTGGCCGTTTTTGGATCTGCTCCTAACGTCAACAAAAGATTGCGAAGCCTGCGCTGTTGCGGCTCCAGCAGATTGATGACCTCAATTTGAGTTACGCGGGCCTCACCAGTAGGCAGAACCTCTGTGACCTTCTCGACGTCTACATTGCCAAACTCATCAACTACCTCAACCTCAAGGTCAACTTTGTCGAATTGCTTGGCAAGCATGTTTGGATCTCCAAACACATTCCAAATGATTCGCTGCGCTTGTCCGAGATATTGAGCCAGTTGGCGTTTGGGAACGATAGAACGGGTAGAAAAGGAAACCCAGTTGTTGGTGTACTTCTTTCTGGATTTTTCGGTAACGACGTAACCAACTGCCTTTTGAATAGCCTGGAACACATCCACGCTGGTATCTGCCTCTCCGATTTCAAGGTATGAGCGGATGCGTCCAGAATCCAAATCAATGCGACCGGCCTCTTTGGCTTCACCTTGTTTTCTGATTGACTCTGTTTCGAGAATGTCTTCTGGAACCCGTGTTACTTCAACCCGCTTAAATGCTGGATCGGCGCTGACGTCAAACATTGCCTCCTTCTTGGCGTCGTTTAAGATACCAGTCCATTCATCAAAATACCGACGCAGACCCGGAGAAGTGTGATCAACTCGATGACGAAGCCGTCTCCACGTCACGGCAATCCTGTCTCGAATCGTTTCGAATGAACGCTCGACTACAGGGTCTTTAAAGTACCTGTCGTGCCAGTATTGTTGAAAAGCTTCCTTGGCCTCTACCATGCCCTTTGAAGTCAGTGCTTTAGTACCATCAGCAAGTTCTACATTGTCGAACCTTTCAGCCAGAGCACGCATCGCTGCTGGATAGTCGTCACCAAGAAGTTGGACGAGGCCCAGAGAGGCATCACCAAACAACGCATCCAAGTCTCCTTCCGCAAAGAACTTGGTCAGATCCGCACCAGAACCAAAGAATGTCGTAAGAAGAGGGTTTTCGAAATCTGCCCCCGACATGTACAACGCGCCTCGACTAAGCTGTGTCGGAAGCGGTTTTTCTTGGAACGGAGACTTACCAGTAAACCCTCCCTCTTTGAACGAATCGTAGAGCTTTTGAAACCCTGCTCCAAACAAACCAGCAGCGAGTCTGTTTTCTCTGGACGAAATTGCCGCCTGCACCCTGGGGTCGGTAATGTCGGGGTAAACGTCCTCAAGTCTCTTAACCACGGCTTTCATGGCTGCTGGACGCACAGCAGGAAGCATTGAGCTACCTGGATGCACAATGACGTGTGGGTCAAGGTAACCACGCCATTCATCCCAGACTTGATGCTGTCGAGTCGCAGCAGAACCCAAAAGGTCAGATTGATCAGCGTTGTCCGTCAATATGTTGAGAGCCCTTTCATACTCTGGCGACATGACGTCCAATGAAGTAACGGCCTTGCTTTCAAAACCATCAATCGATTTTTGAACTACAGGGTGCCCGACCCCGTATGTATCGATGGTGCTCTGGAACATCTTGTGGGCTCGAAGAGTCTTCTCAACCCTCTCAACGTTCTTTTTCTTGATGGCCTTTTCAGCCTCGGTTTTAGCGGGTTTACGTCGAATTTTGTCCAGAGCTTTTTGGACTCCCTCAACGTCAATTCGACGAGCAGATTCTGACGGAAACAAATCTGAAATCTCTTTGATTCCAGTAGGAAACAAAGGCAAGCTCTCTGGAGAGGTAACTTCAATACGAAGCTGATCTCTCCAGAACGTGTACGCAGGATTGTCTTTTGAAGGTGTGAGGAACTTCTCAAAGGTCAAGCTGGACCGCTTTACAATTTCGTCCTCAAAAATTTCTTTTGCACGCGCTTTGATTTTGTTTGCAGAAGGCACAAAGTCAGATTGACCCGACTCTCTAATCAATTGCATTTCTGCAATTTCTTTTAGATGATTTCTTGCGGCCTCAGACTTAATGTTCTTCCAATCAACAAACCACTGTTTTGCTTTGTCGAGGTACTTTGGATTTTTAAAAAGTTCCTCACCCATCAATCCAATCATGTGGATGTCAAGCGCTCCAATGTTAGCCATGAATGGATTTTGCCAGTACAAACCAAACATCGTAATCTTGGTAGCCATACCCGGAACGAGACTGGCAACACGATCAGAAAACACTCTCCAATCTTCTTCGGGGAATCGCTCGAAGAATGAGTATTCGAGTTCTCCGTTAAGGACTCGATTGAAGTCGTCGAGCATTACCTCATACATCTGGAGCATAAGATCCATGTTTGCAGGGCTCGACAAAGAGACGTCATTGGTGAGATTAATGACGTTGTCGCTTCGGACTTTGGTTCTCAGAGACTGGTAGTTGAGATCTGCGGCCTGCATGTCAGCAATCGCTTGCTTCAACTCTCGTTTTTTATCACGCTTGGTTTTCGGGTCCTTGGTTGTTGGAATCTGTTTTTCAAGTTTGGCTATCAGATTCTTTTTGGAGCCGTAGGTGCTAAGAGCGGATGACATAGCGCCTTCCATCTTTACGGCATTAAGAGGAGCCACATCGAGCATTTGCACGTCGATTAAGGGCGCACCAGGCAGAGACCAGTCTTGGATTCTGACCATAGGCGCAACATCTGTCTCGATGTCCAGCATCTTGTTGGTTTTTCCAAACCGATCTTTAAGTGTGCCAGTCCCGATATTGAGAGCAAACCCAAGAATGTGTGCTGCCTCCTCTCTGGAAAGAGCTTCTTTTTTGTTCTTGCGAGCACGCTTGTACTTCTCAACCATTTGAGTAAGGTCTTTCATGCCTCTTGGTCTGGCTACTGCTGCAAAGACCTGATTGTTCATCAGGTTTGTATTCATCGACAGGAACGCAAAGATGTACTGAGAAGCAACATCCATGAGATGCGCCTCCATCTTTTGCCGCCACTCAATTGCCTTCTCTCCTCGTTGCAGCCTGTTGTTCTTAAAGAAGTCTTTATTGTTCGGACGAAGCTGCTCTACTCCGTAGCTCTTATGAAGTTTGCTGTACAAGTCTGTAAGCATCGCCCGATAAGCGTCTTTGTACTGCATCATGATTTGATCGAAGTTAGCAATCGAGCCGCTTTCTCCAAACAACATTGCACCGTTGTCTGACCACCATTTAGCAGCAGCATCTTCAACCAGAGTTTCGATAGGTCTCCGCGCAAGGTACTGCACATCTGCAAAACTAAACTCACCGGCAATACCACCAGGAACAAAAACCCTTTGACCAGCAACACCAGCAGCAAAATCTGTTGCTTTTAGCATTGGATAAACCGAAGCGGTCACCTGACGACGTTCAATGGTCTTCTCGACAGAGGTGGACGGGAAGATGTACTCAACTTCAAACTCAACAGGAATTTCAACGTTTTCAAGAGGAGATGCTTTACCCAACCTCTCAGAAATAAACTCAGCTTGATTTGGTGTAATTTCTCCAAAAGCAATTCGTTGACGCAAACCAGCTTCTGCTTCGGAATCAACTATCTTATGAGGAGATCCACCAGGAACCTCAGATTGTACTTCAAACTCTCCGACTAACTCTTCTGAGAGGTGTCCTGAGTCAACAACATCACGGTCATTGACGATCGCCCTGACATCGGCTCCGAGTCGGTCGAGCGCTCCTGGGATGTCGAGGATTGAATTTGAGCCATTATACGCCGGTCCCTCGCTTCTTCGCTGAAATCGTGGTTCTCTGGTAGCGGGTTCAGACCCAGGGCCTGTCTCAGGGCGTTCGAAGAGCGGCGTCGAATCTCCTCCTCCGTCTCTGACTTGGTTTCTGCTTCGTTCAATCCAGTACTGGTAGGATCCTGGGTTTTCTGTTGCATCTGGACTCCTGCTGTTTGAGACAGCGTAAACAGACTCTTGCTCGAATCTAATCTTCACATCGCCAAGGTCTTTCTTTTTAGCGTACTCAGTTATATCATTGAGCACATCATCCACGATGTTAGCAAATGTCTTTACTGACGCTGCGTCATCAGGAATCCACTCTGGAACGTGGACCAATTCGATAACGCTGCTACCATCATCAAGTGTGTCAAGACGGATAGTAGCGCCAGTGTAGTTGTCGGCAATGCTTTTAAGGACAGTCCTTGCAACACCACTCTCAAAACCTGATGGGATAATAATCTGAGCAGTAGCTCCCCTGGATACTCCTTTGTCGTCAAAAGTAATTTGAGGGGCAAGAGGTTGGGTGGTATCGATTTCAACAGTTTGAACCCTTTCCCGAACCAACATTGCATCTTGATTGTATGCCTTAGAATACTCGGCAACACGACCAAGAATCACATCTCTTGGGCCATCCAGGGTAATGTAAAATCCAGCTTCAGGATCATAGTCAGCAAAAGCACCAAGGCTTGTTTGGAACTGTCCTTCTTCAGTCAAGTTGGTGACGCGAATCATTCCTTCGGGCAGGCCATCGTTTAAGGTTCGCTGAACATCACCAGCCAGAAGCGCAAACAACTCTTGGTTTACTGCCTCAAGCTGTCTTGTGTAGCGCGTCCGTGTGCCCAGCCGAGTAGCCTTGTCTCTTTTTACTCGAAGAGCATTTGATTGGTTCATAAGATTCTGAGCTTCGATAAACTCAGGACGCATACCAACGACTGCTACAGTCATCTGAACGCGATTCTCAATGGCCTCATTGACCTTCATCAACAAGCTGTTGTCTGCGGCAGCATCATCTGCTGTGCGGAAAAGAGGCGCTGCCTCATCGATGTAGTCATCGAATGTGTTGTCTACATACTGACCGTCGATGTCACCAAACTCTCTGGCAACAACGGTTGGTTTGCCCTGTTGTTCTAAGCGAACACCAATCATGCTGGATAATCGTGCGTTGACTTCTCTTCGAGAACCCATTGGCAAAGCTTCGCCATCAAACAGTCGCTCAACGAGATTTACTAAAACAGGATGAAAGTCTTCTCGCGAACGCACGCTGCGTCGAAACCAACTGTCGAAGAAGGATGAAAGACGCTCGACAAGATGATTGAACACTCTGAGAATCGAGTTGGAATCAGCGCGGTTGTTCAACACCTTAGGCAGTTGATGTGTGATTACAAACTCTGCAAAATTTTCTGCGAACCACTCGGCATATTGAACTTGAGAATATGGAACTTGGCCTCGAACATAAGCTGTGTCCCTATTAAGAAATTGTAGAAATTCATCTCTGTATGCCTGTGCAAGCAAAGCATTTTCGCTATCAGACAGGAACGACATTTGAATTGCATGGCCAAGCTCATGCAGGAAAGTGTAGGTCCTCGGGCCAATTCGTTTTGAATTACCAACGATTCTTTGCAGAGATCCATGGATTCGTGTTTGTGCTCGCAACCTATCGAGAGTGTCTGCCTCAGCAGGAAAATCAGCTTTTGCAATTTTTTCGGCTAATTCGAAGGCGGTAAACGGTTTACCAGTCGCAGGGTTTACAGCGTTGTTGAACAGCCTCATCGCCAACGCTCGCATAAGCTGGCCGCGTTGTGCGACCCCTTGATCGTAGTGGAGAGCAATCATCTCATCAACGCTTGCGTTTACAAACTCTGGGACGGTCTCTGATGCTTTAAGAAGACCTACCTCGTTTTTATAAGCAAACAGTTGAATTGCAGAGACGACTCGATCTGGGCCACCACCAAGAATACTGGTTGCTCCGAGTGCATCTGGATTTTGAGCGAACAACTCTACTTCTTCTACAAACCGAATGTCTCTTAAGACGCGGTCGGGTAGAGCAAGGACCATCGCCTGAAGCACCGCTGCCATTTCATCATCAAGAAACTCTTCCGCACGAAGCTTTCTGAGGGTTTCAAGAATCTGTGTTTTACCAGTCTCTGGAAGAGGCGAGCGTCTTGATTCAGGAATTTGAGAACGAAGTAGGCGTTCTTGGGTCAAGTTTAAAAGTGAGTCTATTTCATCAGAAATATCGTTAATGACGTCAAGCGGAAGATTAGAACGCAACACCCGTTCTCGAAAATCGTCACTTAAGCTCTCTATTTTCCTCATAAGATCGTCGAAGGTGCTACCACCTGAGTCTATTAAGTCGAGTGCTTTTCTAAAGAATTGATCTAAAGCTTTAGGTGCATTTGACACGCCGCTGGTACGGTCACGGATCAACATTCCAAGAACAAAATCAAAGGTCTCTTCTGCGTTTAAAACCTTAAGTTGATCATCAAGACTCAAGCCTTCTGCTAAAGGTCTAAGAAACTCTTCTAAGGTGGCTTTTACTTCAGGAGTTAAGTCAGCCTCCGCTATTTTCGTTTCGAAACCTCTCATGAACAAAGGTTCTGGCTCAGGCAGATCAATCTTATCAAAATCAATCGCGTCCAAAACCTGCTGAATGTAGATGCGTGTAGACTCAAGACCCTCGTCCAGCCCTTTGGTTCGGGCCAGTGCCACTGCCGTAGCCTCAATCATCGCCATGTATGTGTCGATGGGGCTGATACCACGAATCTTCTTAATGTTTGCAGCAGCGCCAGTGTCTTTAGAAACCTGCTCTACAGCGTCCCTGAGTCTTTGATACTCATCAAGGTCACGCACGCTTCTCGTGTAGTCGTCAGAACCTTCGAGTCGCTCTGTGGCTTTCTCCATAAAATCCGCAGTTCGGATTCGAGAAGTATCTCTTAAAGCATTCATCGCGTCTCGTGGATCGATACCGGCTGCCCGAAGCACCTCCAACACATCTTCTTGTGTGTTTTTACCAAGACCTTCGAAAGGATTTCGCCCTTGGAGGATGTTGTTTTGAACCATCTCCTCTGCAAAATGTCTGGTGATGTCGTGAATACCACCAATCTTTTCTTTGGTGCCCACGCCAAACATCGTGCCTGGAGCAGGCCCTTCTCGACCCAAACGCTCCGAAAGGCTTCGGAGACCAACTCTCCAGCCTAAAGAACCTTCGGCTTCCTTAAGGGTTCGACGAGCCTGCTTGACACCTCTGCTGTCGAAAAGACGCCTAAGAGGTGTTCCTTCAAAAAACTCAATCGTAGATGCTGAGACAATGCCCCTACGTGTAGAGGATTCAGCAAACGCTGCTCGATCAGCCGTTTGTACAGCTTGTGCAACTTCGAGAGCTTCTTGCGCGTCTTCTGGAGTAATCACCTTGGTTGGGATTTTAGATTGCAAGCTACCCAAGCCAAACACACCTTCGGGTAAGTACGCGGCTCGAATCAAATCAATCGATGGAGCACCAGGCAGATCCTGCATGAGTCTTTTGAAACGAGATGTTCCCACTACAGGCCGACTGAGTGAGGTGAGCGCCCATTGTTCACCAGGCACGAGGACGTCCAGACCAAGACCATACGCGGTCATCCTGTCGTACATCTCGCTGTCTTTGGAGTAGCCCATGCCAATAGCGGCTTCGCCAAGACGACCAAAAAAGCCTGCGGAATCTGGTTCATCCAATCCAGAAAACCAATCTCCAAGACCGCCACGATCACTTGCGCGTCCGTTCCACTCCCACCGACCAAACTGCTCACCCATGGCCATCACGGGGTCAAAAAACAGGTCCATCGCTGTTTCAGCAATGGGGTCAAACAAAATGGTGCTACCGATTCTTAATGTAGATCCAGGGATGGACTCAGAAGTATTTACAATTGTCCCATCTACTGTGGTGTTTGTCGTAAGATTACCCAATCCTTCAAGGGTAAAGTACCCAATGGTGCGATCTTCTGCGCCAAACAATCGCTCTCTTTCCGAACGAACCCGCTCAACGCTGTCTTTGATTCCATCATAACCACCTACGCTTGTGATAATTTTAGTGGCAATCGTAGTAGGCAGTTGAGCCAATGGAATCGAGTTTAATCGACTTTCCAAGGCAGCCATTTTGGAGGAATCATCAAGATACTCCTCCAGAGACATACCAAGCTCCTGGGCTCGGTCTTGAAAATCATCGATGATTCTCGCGTATTGACGAGAAACGTAAGGGTTTCCATCGGAGTCAACTCTGGATCTTGAACCCTGAGGTAGCGCCTTAAAGTCTTGGCTCTCAATGATTTCACTTTTGAACCCATCGAACCTGGGAACATCAATAAAGAACTTGCTGGTGTGGAGTTTGTTTCTGCTCTGCCGGAAGAACAAGTTGTACAGCACAGCCCTGCGCTCCTCCTCCGTCTCGGCAATCAACTCCTCGTTGTCAAAGAATCCCTTGAAGTCACCATAAGCTCCGCCGCCCCAAAGTCCCTGAAGGGTGTCACTCATGTTAGGAGCAATGTCTACAAACGGAAGACCAAACAACCCCGCGTCATCTACTTTTTGAGCAATACCAACGGCTGTTTGCAATGTTGCCTGGGCGCTGGCCCTTGCGCCTGTTCCAAAGCTTCCAGTGAGATCGTAGTCGTGAGACTCAACTCCAGGCAAATAGGAAATACCTTCTGCTGCGACCTCAAAGATTGGACTTGCAACTTGCGCGAAATCACCAAACCCGGTGTTTCTCATATTGCTCATTCGGGTGAACTGAGCAGACTCTCCATACTCCATTTTGTGGCGATCACGGAGGCTTTGATCGGGAAACAAGTCGTTAGGAATGCTTTGCAGTACGACGTTTAGTCGGCGTGTGGCCTCGTCAAATCGTGCCTGGTTCCCTCGGGCTTGCTCACGCAACTCTGCCAAACCCAGAGCAGAAGACACTTGTTGAGTAACCTGATCGTTTCTTGGAAAGGTTTGTGTCTGTGTCTTAGGGTTAGGAGTAAGCCCAACACTTTTCAAAAAATTGTGCTTGCTCCCACGGGCAATCCAAGAACTCCTAAAATCTTCGAGAGCGCCTGTTGGAATTTCATCTAACCACTGTTTACGATTGTTCGCGTAAACCTGAAAGTAATCAATGAAGTCTTGATCAGCAGTAGTCCTCAGATTGGTGAGGTCTTCTAAAGCATCTCTATACGTTTCGATCTCTTGGTCCGAAGCAGTTCCAAGTCGTTCTCTCGCCTCAATGCTTTCATACCAAGGTCTGGTTTTGCCAGTATCTGGGTCTTCGACATCATCAAACTTTTCAGCGTCTGGATGCTCTGCGTAAATAGGATTCTGGGTAAACTCGTTCGTTTGATTGGCCCACCATCGCTTTCCACGATTCTGACCAGAGTAGTTCTCTGTGTAATCCTCGCTCCAGAAATTTATAGCACCAACGCCAAATCCGACGACACCACGGAGTGCGCTTCCCACAGCACTCTCTGAAACGAGATCTTTGTAGGTAGCAGTAAACCCAGGCTCTGCTGCACGCTCAAGTGCCTCCCACTTCTTCGAGAACGCAAACCCCCCGTCCTCTTCTGTAGGACCCTCTGCGGATCCCTCGTGTCGAGACACAGTGCCCTGTTGAGCCTGACCCAAAGCTTCGAACTCCTCAAGGCTGGGGTCCTCCAGCATCAAGGCGAACTTGGTATTCTGAATTGCATTCAACTCAAGTCTGTCTTCGTAATCTGCCGCTGGGTCAAATCCACCGGGGTAGTAGTAATCTTCACGTCGAGTCAGACCACGAAGCAGTTTTCGAAACGAGGTGTCCTCGTCAAGATTTTCAGCAGCCCATGCCTCTGTTGCTTTTTGATGGATGTCTTCGTCCACCTGAATCTTTTCAAGAAGCTCATTGTACTGAACAACAAACTCATCGTCTGATAGGTTGGGCTGTGTCTCTTCGAGGTATTCACGAGCGGCCTGTAGTGCCTGTTCTTGGAGAGCCTCAAGCTCGGCTGGATCATAGTCAAATGATTTGGGTGCGGAGTATTGCCCAAGACCCTCATCCGCCTCATCATCTAAACTGCGCTCTGCGCCTCGAACAACACCAGTCGGGGAAGCCATATACCAATCCTACAAAGACATGTTTTGTTCTAACAGAGAATCGTCGTCTTCAGGCTCACTATTCTCTAACCTTGCCTGAGCTTCATCAAAAAGCTTGCCTGCGGCTAACATTTCAGGGTCATCTCCAAACTTTCCAATTGCAGCGAAACTCCAGTTTTCAAAAAATTCATTAAGGTCGTCGTTGGTTTCAATAGTACGCTCGCCTTCCATGAACTTTGCAAAATTATCCAGATTCTGCATCTTGCGTTCAGTTGCTTGCGCTCCTGCTTCCGGCGCAACATTACCGAACGTAAGATTAGGGGGTCTACTGTATCTTTCACCGCCAGTAGGAATGGTAATGGTATCGAGTTCTTCTTGTAAAGCTTTGAAGTCTAAGTCGGTATCAGGCAGGAAATCAATCCCTTGATCCGGTAAAGCCTGACCGGGAGTCGTGCCAGGAGTTCTTGGTGATCCGGCCTCGGCCTCAAATCGAGCAAGCCCCTCAGCAGGAAAGTTTTCTTGATTGAGCAACGAAGTTGCATCATCGATAACACTCTGCAAATCTCGCTTTGTTTCTTCGATCCCTTTTCGAGTGTTAGGACCCATAAGTCCATCTTCTGCGATTGGATCAGCAGACGACCCAAATTCATTGATAATTTGTTGAATTTGGAGAACACCCGATGCAGACTCCAGCATGCTCGGATCATTCAGTAGATCCAACTGCTCTTGGAACCTTGCCTTTTGCATTCTTGCAATATCAATAGACTCGTCTATGTTGGCCTCTTGTTGACGCGCCAAGTCTGCGGCTCCTGCGTACCCTCGTAGTTGCTCATCTATCTGCCGATTAAAACTTTCATCAACCAGTTGCCTTCCTTCTTTTTTCCCCTCGATTGCAGCGGCTCTTTGTTGTTCCTCTTGTGCTTGAATAGCCTCATCGCTCAGAGCGCCAACAGTTCCCTGTCGGGCACCAAGCCTGTCCTCCGGTCGAATCCGATAAGCTGGATCGTTCTCTACCAAATAGTTGATTGCTGATTGACCTTCTGAGGCAAACGAAATCTGTTCATTCTGCTGGAGAAGAAGACCATTAAGGGCGTTTTGATTCTGCTGTAGTTCACGCCTTGCTTCGTCTGCAAACTCAGTAGCTCCAGAAGACTCATACTCTTGAATGTCTTCCTCGTTGATTCGAATTGATTCTCTGGTTGCGTCGATAGTGTTTTCCAGAATGTCGGCCTGGGCCAAAGCACTCACGCGGACAGCTTCCGTAATCGTAAGACGCTCCTCTGGAGACATGGATGACCATGCTCTTTCCAGCCCCCTGGGGTCTTGAGCATAGGCTTCTAAAGCTTCAAGGCCCACAGTGACAGACTGGAGATTAGTCTGCAAATCTCGCTGTTTAAGCATGCGCTGCTCGACGGTTTGCCTAATTCGCAGGAACTCTGGCTCCGCACCCTCCAGTCTTTCAATCTCAGCAGCAAGTTGTGGATCGTCTTGCCCTTGGTCACGAAGCAATCGAAGCCTGTCTCGTTTTTCATTGAGGTCGCCAACTTTGCTCTGTAGGTACTCTAATTGTCTCTGCAAAGGTGCAAGAGTCGCCGCAACTTGTTGTTCCTGGGCTCGAATCTTAGCCTGCAAATCTCTTGCCCCCCGCACTCTCTGTGCGAGAGCCTGAGGGTTTAGGATGTTGGCTTCAACAAACTCTGGTGCAATCTGTTGCCGACCAATAGACGAAACCATTCGAGTTTCAGCAAGAATCTCATTCCGAGTACCCTCGTCTTCAACCTCCCCAAGAACGTCGAGAATGTTCTGTACAGCAGGGTCGGTGTACGAGTATGGAGAAAGCGCCCCAAAGATGTCCCGACGACCGAGACGGTCTTCAATGATTTCACCTCGACGACCAGCGAGACCTTTTCGTTCCTCTTGAATCTCCTCAAGCCTTTCCATTTGCTTGTCGAGAAACTCTTGAGTCCTTGTAGTCTGATCACTGCCCGGAACATCTATGGTTGTTCCACCTGTAGTCGTTCTGGTAGTCGAGCCACCTGCTCGCGCTGCTGCGTCTGCGTCTGCTTTGTCCCGCCTCATTTTTTCAGTAAGCGGTTCAGCGATTCGACGCTGGAATTCTCTGTCGTCGTAGTCACCAATCGCGGCCTGCAAGCTTGCCTCACCGGGTCCTGCTTCGGACATCAAAACCGGAACGGTCCAATCGTTGTCACGAAACTCCTCTGAAATTGCTTGTTTAAAAGCAAGATGTGCATCCCTGTTGGGAAACGCATCTTTGAGTGCTTTATAGAACTCAATGAAGTAAGACCCCTCGGGGCCGTCTGGAGGAGGCATTAGCTCGTCGTTTGTGCCTCCGTGTTTTCGATAAGCCTGTTTTAATATTTCGAGGTGTCGGGGGTTGTTGGTGTCGGGAAAATTAGGGTCCGCTATGATCTTTTGATTTACATTAGCCAAAAAGTTGGTTCTGGCTGGTCCAAGTCTCCCTTCAACTTGTGCTCTGTGTCTTTTGTTTTTCTCGTGTAACTCAGTTGCTTTTTTTAGATCGGCGTCAAACCGAGTCTGAATCGCTCGTCGTTCTCTGGTACTATCGCCAGCCCTCCGGGCGCTGAGTGATCCTGTCCCCTCAGATTTAGAAATGATGGCCTGCTCACGACTAAGCAAAGAACGCTGTAGGTTCGTGATGTTGGTTTGGATACGAACAGCCTCGTCTTTCAACTGAGCTTGATTCCGACTCAAAGCCTCCAACTCAACCTGCATCATCTCCTTGTTCTTCTGATCAGTAAGCTTGATCCGGGTGTACAAGTAGTCTGCAAAGAAGTTGGACTTCGCGGTGTAAATGTTGCCTGTAGCAAACATCGGCTGATTGATTGCCATAAGTTGTCCTATGCCTCAGTGTTTTGAGCAGTATCTTGGGTGGCCGATGCCTGTGCGGTTTCGGCTGCGGCTGCTCTTTGTTTTACATAAGCATACAGTCGAGCCAACTCGTCGGTGCTCTTGGCATTCATGGAGTATGCGTAGAACATGTCTTGGAACTCTTCAGGCAAGTTCTGAATGTCCTTGCTGTACTCTTTGTAGCCCCGATTCACGTCGAGGGCAGCCGCTACTGGAGCAAACTGGCCCAGCGCCTGCATCGTTGACTGAGCTACGGCGTTGTTAGCTTGAGACAGGTATGCAATGGCAGATCGGAACTCGCCAAGGCTTTCAGCATCAGCCCGTGCAGCAAGCTCCCTTGCGTTGGCCTCAAGCTCTGCCTCTTCCTTGGTGAAGGCATCGGCAGCAGCATCACGAATCTGTTCCTGACGGCGAACATCAGTAGCGCCTGAAGCGGCTGCAATGTCTTCTTGAACTTGACGACTAAGCTGTGCTTGACGATTAATCGCGGCTCTTCCAGCGCCCATGGTTGCCCTATAGGCTTCTTCCCCTGCCTGACCTTCAACAAATTGATCTTTGGTTCTTTCGGCTTCTTTAATGGCGGGATCTTGTCCAAAACCCAACAATCCAAACCTTTGAATAAGGGGAATAGCTGCCTGAACAGCCCCTATACCACCAGCGACTGCCAACTGAGTGCTTAGTTGTTTGGTACGAGGATCTCCGACAGTTGCTGCCTCGGCTTGTCGCTCAGGGGTTGCCGCCAACGACCTGCTCTGTGTTTGACCCACCACAGGAGCAGCAGTGGGCGTGCCTTGTAAAGAAAGGGGGTCACCTAAGGCTGCATCGATTCCGGCCACCTCTTGATCGACTCGGCCCTGGGCCGCAGCTTCTTGCAACCTCTGCATCATGTCTTGGTTTACTGCAACGCCACCAATCATCGTGACCCTACCAGGGTCAACAGGGTCACCAGGCAGACCAGGCGTTGGATCTTGCCCCATGTACCCTGGCCGTACTGGATCTGGTGGCAGGAAGTCAAGATCGTCTTCTCCGGGTCGAACATCAAACTCAGAAATTAACTGACCAGTAACTGGGTCGAACCGACGCTCATCTGGTTGAATACCTTGCAACAACTCCTCGAAGTCTTGATCATAAGGATCAAAACTCCCGAAAGGAGCTACGTCTATGCTTTGAGGTTGTTGTGGCGGGGGCACCTGCATGCGAGACTGAGCGTATGAGTATGGTGCGCCCATCTGTTGTTCGGGGTAACCGACGTCTCCTGGCTCCAACTCATACAGTCCTGTTCTATTATTAAAACGAGCCATCTCAACTCCATCCAAACTTGTTGCGTACCGTTTGTCGATACGGATCCATGGGTGCTGATCCGCCCATGCGGACTGGCATGCTGCCCATCAAAATGTTTTCGTCCGAAGGCGCTCCCGGAAGATTGCGGACGCTTACGTCTGGCCCCTTCTTCGCTAACGACTGTGCTGCTCGCAAAGCATTCTGTTCGTCTTCACGAGCCCTGGCTGCTTGTTTCTGTGCTTGTATTTGTGCCCGTTGTGAGTCGTCGTCGTAAGTAACGTTGCCTGCTATTGAGCCTACCAAAAATCCTAAACCAGCCCCAATAGCGCTACCAGCAGCGCCACCAAGCGCAGCGCCTGCCGCTGTACCTGCACCGGGAACAATAGAACCAGCAATAGAACCAAGAATAGTGCCTACTGTGCCACCGATTGAAGAACCTGTTGAGAGGCCGGTCATGCCACCCTCAAGACCGGCTTGCGTCCGCCCGCTCTTTACTTGTGCTTTTTCTTTTTCGGTAAGCTTGGTTCCGCCATAGGTATCAGCCATTATGGAACTCCAGAAGAAAGAATAAACCAATTGGTTCCGTTCGAAATAATATTAACAAACGTCCAGCGGTCAGAGAAGCTCTTAGTGGCTGTGCCATCAATAGTTTCGTCTCCGTTTGGATCTAATATCATGTTGTTCGCTGCCTGTAGTTTCTTGAAACCCAGAACCATGTTGGTGCAAGTTGCCGCAGCAGGAAGCGTTATCGTCACGTCTCCACCAGATGTAGCGACCAGATACCAAGATGCAGTGCCTACAGTAATGCTGCCTGATGATGAAATGCTACTTCCTACATGCAGGCCAAAGCGCTTAAATGACCAGTCATCGCTGAGATTAGCAGCCGCTGCTGGTACAGAGCCCGACATATAGATAGGATTGTTGCCTCTCACCGCAAGGCCTTCGGCCCTGTCCCCGGTTGCATTAGCTTTGGTGGCTGTCGTTTCAGCGTCAGTAATTTGAGTTGTTACAGCAGAATCAATAGCGCTGCTTGTCACTGTTCCTGATGGAATGTCGAGCTTTGAGATTCTTCGCACCCGCAAAGGTTGCGATTCTAAATCATCAATAATCTCCTCAAGGTCTTGTCTTGAGGGCTCCTTTACGGAAAAACGTCCTTTCCATGCCATCAGGTGCTCGTTGTAAAGTGACAGTCAACCACACAAGATCGAGGCCGCACAAAAATGTTTTGAGAGGTTGTTCCGTCTACCGTGCTGCTTGATGCCTGAGTGGGCAGGCAGCGAATCCCTACGTTGTAAACGCCAGGGTCTACTCTAAAAATATAATGAGTAGACATTTGTTTTCCGGTTGACTTGCTCCATCCTCCGTATTTGCCAGGAGTAGTAGCACCAGTGCCCTCGATTTCATCGTACTGGTTGTTTAAACCAAAGAATAAACTTCTTTTACTCCCATTTACGACTGTCGTTGTGCCCGCAGTTACATTTTCAACGTAGAGTTTAAATCTTGCTACCGGATAGGTTGCGTCATTAATTCTTTCGTGACGACGATTGCCACCACTTGTCTCTACATAGCTTGCTTGGGCACTTGTAGATCCTGTTTCCCAGGCGTGCCAGCTTGCCGTGTAAATTATAAGCATCTCTCTATACGCTTTTACGGTGACGTTAAGACCGTTTACAACCTGATAGCCACCGCCCCTTGACTCTCGATGAAAGATTTCTGCACCGACCTTGTCGGGTGAATGAAGCCTGTAAAAAACACTTCCCGTGCAGAACTCTCCTCGGTCGTTCGATCCTCCAATAAAATCGGGCCTGTAGATGTGGTGAGGCTGAACCCACTCCCCGTGAGCCAAATCAGCAGCCACTGAGCCGCCGTTCACATACTGCTCAAAATTATCAATCCGATCTTTCAGGTCGGATTCTGTAATGACGTTTCCGTCGATGAAAGGTGTATTTGTAAACGCCATAAATCACTTGTACCTAACAATAGATCCAGTAAGTCTTCTTATTCGAATTGCTCTTTCCGTTGCGGTTTTTCCGTCTGCCGCGCTAACAACTGTGGTGTCAGGAGCCGGGGTTCCGTTACCATGATCGTCGATTTGATAGTAAAGCTCACAGGTAAACGGGCCCAACGTAGACTCTCCAATGATTGGATAGAAAAGAGTCACTGATTGAACAGAACGAGCCGAGTCTTCTTTACTACCGGCGCTGTTTCCCTTGCTTCCAAAAATAGCGTTTTGAACGTGCATTTGTGTGCTTAGAAGAGGGACTCCATTTAAGAAAATAATAAAGGATACATCTTCGTTGACTTCGCTGTGGAGGCTGTTGTCAACTCGGCCTTCAATCACTACCTCCAAACTGTACCGGACGATAGCGTAGTTATAGGAACCCCTATCGAGAGTAAACGGTACGCCTGCTGAAAACGTCGGTGCGCTTGAGCCACCCACCCAAGATGATCCTGCTGGCACTTTTTGATATGAGTTTCGTGTGCTCAATCCTAAAGCGGCATAGTTGTCTGAAAGACTACTGTGGAAGTTGACGTCAATTAAAGGAAACGCAAGATTGCGTTCATCTATGCCTTCAACTCGAACATTCTCTTGATTTAAAGAAGCTGTTGCTGTGTTGGTGGCGGTCATCAGCGAGTTTGGGTTTGTGATGGACGCAGCATCACCAGGCTGGATTGGCGTAAAGGTTACCTTGCTCATCGCTTTCTCCTATTGACCAGGATGTTCGCTCGACGAATGTTTATAGCAAGGCCTGTTACTGCACTATCCCAGGTATGGGTATCCCCGCCGTTTCTGTCCACATAAACCCTAATGAACAGTTCTACTGTATTGGCACCCGCTTCAACGGGTAGAGCACCGCACATGTACACAGGCTGTCTTCTATTGAAGGCAGTAAAAGGTCCCGCGTAAGCTATTTCAATGCCATTGAGTGTCATCATTAGTTCATACTGACACCAATCTAAAATAGTCTTCTGGGTGACGTGAATGTAGCCATCGTTGAATGTAGTACCTGACGGGTTGGAGTTTGGAGCCGTCAAAGTATTCCCGCCGGTATCAACTTGAACCATTGCCTCACAAATCAACATTTCATCAGACACAGCGGTTAAGGTATTGGCGAATGGAATTTTTTGAAAGCTTTGATTGTTGTCTTCTAAGGCGTGACCCGAAGTCGAACTATCTGAAAATCTTGCGATAGAAAAATCATTGAAGACCTCCGACTTTACTTCCTCATCAGGGGTAATGGCGTTAGGGGGCAGGTTGTCACGGTCTAAGTATCCGTTGATCTCCTCTACAAACTCTCTGGAGTTTTCATTCCAATCAGCAGGATCGAGAATGTCTCCAGCTTGAAAGTCTCGTTTTACATATTTCCAAGCCATCAGCCTCTTTGCTCCTCAACAACCGAGCTAACCGGAATAACCTTTTCGTAAGGGGCTCCAGCAACCACACCAATCTGAAAACTTAGAACCTGCATCCTTCTGCCAGCAGATTCAAAGGTTAATCGCAACTCACGACACGCGGGCTGTCCTGAAGTAGTGATGTCAAACCGAATTGGTATAGGTCTGTGCTCATACCATTGGCTGTCCGATGACCAAGTTGCTGTGTCGTAAACAGAATAGACATTCGTCAAGTCTTGTTGATCTACAGACTTGGCAGTCTGCACGGTTGTAATGTTTCGGTTGACTCGGTAGTTCATTTCAAAATCATTGTCTCCGTAGCCAATGATGTCACAAACTACATACTTAGGATTGAATGCTGCAAAGGGTCCATTGAAGTCTAAGTCAGTTGTTTCCCATAGAGGCTCAATGCTTTGAGTAGCCGCATTTGTTCCTTTCGAGGAGGCACCCCGGCAGTAAAGATGGAGCCCTTTGTTGTTTGAGTCATTCGATCCGAAAATGTAATAACCGCGATGGTCTTGGGTAATAATGGCATCGGCAATAGGGTAGTTCTCTCGGAAAGACCAAGAACCAATGTTGCCATGGTAAATCAAAACAAAGTTGTTCTTGTCGCTTCCATCAACAGGCACAGACAGCCAATACTCTTTGTCCTCTGGATAGTATGTGCCACAAGCCTGTACTGCTGCCGCCCCGTTGATTCGTTTGACAAGGTTTGTAATCGGAGAGGAGTATCGAATAATACGCAAGTTTCCTTGTCCACTTTCAAGACTGCCTTCAATTGCATAAACGCCATCTTGACCTAAAAAGAAAACTCCTACTCCAGGCACTTCGGCAATAGAGTTTGCGGCGACACAGCCAACATCTCTCGAAATGTTTTGAGCAGAGAAAAAACTGCCATCGTTTGTGTCTTCGCTCTTTACTAAGAAAACACCACGCTGTTTGAAGACGAGAAGTGCGTTTTGTGATGTGTACAAGCCCGTGACTTGACCGCACTCATCTTGTCCGAAACTCAAAATGTTAGCAACGGGATACACCTCTGGCCTAAGAACTGCTGAAAACCTAACGTCGGTGCTCTGGTCTCCCGCCAAGAACACTCGATTTTTGAATACGGCACCCATGCTCGCTGCGGATGGCCACGTCCCAAAATCATCCTCATCAAGCAATGGTCCCAGAAATGCGTCTTGTACTCCGTCTTCGAAAGATGTCTGGAGGTTGTTGGATATTTCTGTAAGGAAGTAAAAGCTTGCCCCAATGGCTCGGCTAAGCATGTCCCCACTTGTGTCTAAACACTGACGAGTCCTGTAGATTCTACGAGCAACAATGCCTTCTCCACCCTTGGGGATACTAACGATTGCAAACTTTCGTTTGCCGTCTTGATCGTTTTCCCCCACGACTAATGATGAGGCATCAGACGGAGGACCTTCCTGTCCTCTTTCGTTTATAAAAGTCACCTTATACCGATAACCGAAGTCTCTAATCGGATCGTCTGCGCCGGGGGAGCCAGTGACGGCTGGTCTTCTACCCAAGCCCATCGTTTTAATTCCTGTCACTCCTTTCCGTAAAGACTCTCCCATGGGGGCTGCGGGTCTTCCATCGAAACCCGCCTGCTCAACGTATCGACCATTGAAAACCAAGGGCGGATCTTTGCCGTTGAAAAGATACAGGCGTCCACCAAACGCAAAAGACATAGTGCGGAGATGAGGGGCTTCTACTCTTGTTCGGGCATCTGAATTTGTGCCGTCAGCCTTAACAAGGGGCCGCCACTTTACTGTGGTTGATAAAGAACCATCAAAGACGTAAAGCCTCATGTCAGTCCCATCGAACGCTTCAAACACAAGGTGTTGTCTGTTTCCTGAGTGCTGCGAAAACCAATGCACACTCTCAATCTCACTGAACGAGTTCCAGGCTGGTACGCCCTCAATGTCGTCCGGCACCAATACTTTGTACCCCCCCGAGTTTTCCCAGGCGTCCTTTTGGTTGTATCGCATGTCGCGAATCCTAAGAGCCTTGGGAGGATTCTGACTGGGGCGATAAGAGTCGTCGATGCCTCGAAGCGGAGCAAACAAAATCTTTTGAGTTTTCATTATTGTGAACCCACTGGAGTAATGAGGCCTCTATCAGAGTAAATCTCCACGAGATCATCTGAAACCGTCGTCAGTTCTTGTTTGAGGGCACCTCTAACCATTTCATGAGTCACGCTTACAACAGGCCAGTACATGTTCGACTGACCAGGAAACTCACTGTCTCCACGCATAATCTGACCTACACGAGACACCCCAACGTTGTATGCGAGCACAGCAAGATCAATACTGTTGAGTGCTTGTCGTTCTCGGTCGAGAAGTTTAGCTGCTGCTTCGATAGACAAAACAGGATCAATTCGTTCATCTAAGGAACGACCAGGCATAATTTCTTGCCAGGTGCGAGGCGTAAACTGCATTAAACCAACGTCGTTTGTAGGGCCTATTGCGTCTGGATTTCCACCAGACTCATATCCAGCGATGCTTGCAATCAAGAGAGGGTCCACATCGTACAAGTCTCCGTATTTGTTGAACTCCTCTGCATACTTAGAAAGAGCTATAAGAGCGCCTTGATATGCGTTTAGGCTTCGGTTCTTGACATCAGGATCTCTGACGTCAACAGAAAGTTGTTTTAATGTAGATGCGCCCTCTCCGTAGGTCACGCTTGGAGGGGCTGGTTCCTCTTCTTCGATTACTTCTTCTTCCACGAAGATCGCACTGGACTCTTCTTCGTCAAAGTCCATAGAGATAGATTCTTGAGGTGAAGGAGCTAATGATTGAACAACTGGTTCATCTTCCTCGACAGCAACAGGATCCTCTCGCAGGTACACATCATCTTTATGAGTGTCCCACCAATCATCGAGAAGTCTTTCATACGAAAGATATTCTTCATTGGGTTTGGGTTCTGACATCTCAACCCATCCCTTGCATTAAATCGTTTTGATTGTTGAGAAACGAATCAAGATCGTTCTTCATCGTTTCTTCTGCTAACGAATCTTGCTGGTTACGAGCTTCGGTAAGAATCTGATTGTACTCATTAACAATGGTCTCGGAGTCCGCCTGTTGGGCCAGCTTTTCAATCCGAGTTCGATACCCTCGAATGCGAGCCTCACTGAGTTGCTCAGAGTTAATACGTTGAGCAAGCTCTGGTGCTTGGGTAGACTTTTGTCCGGGCTGAACCGGAACGGTTTTACGTCCAGGAAACCGTTGGGCCCCTTTAGAGGTGCTCATAAACGAGTTTCCAGGGAGAGCACCAGCACTTGCTGTTGAGGTCTGGTATGCCTTTTGACCCGCTTGTCGTGCGTTTTGTACTGGCAAGTTCTTCATTTCAACCTCAGTAGTCGAGCATATTCATCAGACCAGAAAGCAAAACCTCGTCGTCTGGTTCAACCATTTTCTTATTAGATGGAGGAGGATTGTTTCCCTCACCGATTCGAGCAAAAAGATTTGAGTATTGGCTCATGCGATCCAACTGTTCTTTCTGCATTCTCGCGAACTCTTTTTCCTCCTCTGAAATCTCTGGGATTTCAATTTCAGGGGCCTCTTCCTCTTGGTTTGGCTCAGAGTAATCTTTGCCAAGCAAACCAAAGCGTTTCATCTGTCTGTCGAAATAACGTCCCATCAGGTCTTCACCGGGTCGCCATACAGGTACGCATACCCGCTTGGCATTTCTTGAAATGATCCTCTACGATACAGTCTATCATTCCGGTCAAGATAACGTTTTCGCATCTGATCTAAACGTTGTTCCGCTTTGACCTCATAGATGTTGGACAAACTGCCTTGTCCGTATTGTAGATAGAGATCAGCTACGGTTTTGTAAACCAAGACAGAATGATACTGCGGTGGAATCTGGGGCTCATCGTTGTTCCCTACGAGTCTGGGTGGACGTCGCATGTACCGAATCTCACACTTGATGTCTGTATCTGGCCGCCTGTACAGACGCATCGTGTCACGAGGCCCTTCGTAGTAAAGAGGGCGCTCATAATCTAATGGGAACGACCCATCGTCATTAAAAAATGAAGAGGGTGAGGTAGCTGGAATCACTTCAAAAATTTGAAACCAACCTGTTTTGGCCGTTGCGTTTCTTCGATAAATTCGTTTTCTATAAACGTCAACGCCACTGTCGTCGGGCAAACCACCTATAGTAATTGTACGATTTGAACCAGAAGCCGCAATCGTACCGCTTACTACTGGGCTCGGCGCAGATTCAATACCTTCTCTTTCAAGAGTAGCGCAGTACTCAAACTTAGTGCCGTGTGTCAGTGTTCCACCGGCCCCAACTGCTGCGGTAAGGGTGAGGTCGTTGTTCGGGGTGCGGTCATAGTCATCATCCGTAATGATGATCGTGTCTCCAGAAGATGTGTGGTCTAAAAGTAAGTCCTCTTCAGTTCGAGGGTCTACATACACAAGTCTTCGGTCACGCGAGTTAGCTGCTTGTCCAAAGATTTCATCTCGAATGGTAATGCCCAAAAAGTCCACCATGTCTCTTGGCAGCTTAATTTTGTCCCATTTGACTTTAAAATCTGAGGTCGCAGTCAGCGCACCAGACGCTCCTGTTGGACCAGTCAAGAATGCAGTGGTAGTGCTTGCAACAGAATCAATCCGATACTCGATGTTGTTGGTCGTATCTTCGATTACGGCACCTTCCATGCCCGTATGAAGCCAAGTACCGGCTGCTGCCGTCACTAACTTACTGTTGTTTGCTAACGTAAGTGTTCTTCCCGCAGCACCCTCTATGTCTTGATAAAGTTGTTGTTCAGCACGTTCCTGCAAAAAACGCCAAGGCGAGGAACTACAAAGCTCCTCGTAGTGCCTGTTGATGAGTCGCACTAAGTGGTTCTCATGAGTCGCAACATTTGGGTTGTGATCAAGCAAGCCGTTGATTTCTTCGATGATGTCTTTGAGAATCATGTTCCTTCCTAAAAGAAAGCCCCTCGAAAGTATATCTCCCGAGGGGCCTCAAAGTCACAACAAAGCTGTGATCAATAGAACCAGCCCTTGTCCATAATCAGGATTGCTCCATCAGACAGACCAGATCCAATGTCATTGACACAGACACCGAATGGAAACACGGTCTCATCGTCAATCGCATCACAATCACGAAGCTGACCGCTTGCGGACCCAGATACCAGGGCACCGATAGCAATAGCCTCTGCTGCTACGCAAGAGTCGTTGAATCCAGCAACCTGGACTTGAACTTCTTCACCGTCAGCAGCCGCAGTGGTTGCGACACCAAATGCGAGAGGCGAGTTGCTTTCAGCCGTAGCGGTCACGACGAAACCACCAGCACCGTAGGTGTCTGGGTCTGGATCCGCACTAACGTCCGTTTCGACTTTTACAACATTACCAATCGCAATGGTCCCGTTGGCCAGTGCGGTAATAGTCTTCTTTGGGTAGGCAATAACGCCATTAGCGCCATCTCTTTTCAAAATACTCATTTTAAAGCTCCTTTAAAACTTTTATTAGAAGGTTTCACCGTCATAGGCAATGCCTGACGATCCGAGGTGCTTAGCAACAAGCTGTCCGTAAAGACGAACATTTGCTGAACGAACATCGTACTCACCGCTGATCTTCTCGAACGGGGACACGTCGAAGTATCCTTCGCTATCAAAGACGAAGTGAATGTCATCAAGGTTCAGCAAGTAGAAGCTGATGACAGCCGTGGTGTGAGTCGCGGTGTCGGTAGGCATGAAGTACTCAGTCTCCATACGAATACCGTCCCACATTTGAATCATGCGACCGCCGTCAAGCTTCGCCTCATCAACGTATCGCTCGAATGAACGGAGCGAACGCTTGAGGTTCTTCATGCCCTGACGGGATGCAAGCCAGATGTGAGGCTCACCAGAGGAGGACACAGCAGCAGTCTCGACACGAAGGTCCACCAGAGCCTGGAGACCGTTAGCGTTGAAGCTGTTGTTGATGTTCGCAACTTGGTTTTGCCAGCCTGGAATAGCTGAGTAGGTTCCCTTGTTGACACCACCAACAACGTTGGTTTGTGTCGTAGGAGCACCTTCCTCCAGGTAACCAGTGTTGAAGGTAATGCCGTTGAGCGTTGCCCAATCAGCAAAACCGCCAGCGTCTACGCCCTCAACCGTTTTACGGAGAAGGTTACGGCGCATAGCACCCATCACTGCCTTGGTACGAGCGTCAAGAATGCTAATGACAGCAGACTCGCCTCGGTTCTTAATCTCCTCATCTTTGGAGATTGCGATAGGCATAGTGACGTGAGCAGGGGTGTAGACCGCAGGGGTCAACACGTCAGCAACCGTCAGGTTGAGCTTCTCGTATCCAGTCTGCATACGAGTGGCGTTACTGTGCTCACCGAAACCAAGAGGCTCGATGTAGCGGGTTCCGCCTTCTACCTGGGGTTGTCCCTTGCCGTGAACGTCCTCGTGAACGTCGAGAAGCGCAGTGCTTCGATGCAAGTTGTCACGGAAGTCTTCCGCGAGCAGATATAGAGTCGATGAGAGCAACTCATCGGTGATATTTAGGCCAGTGGCCTGTGTAACGGGCATTTTTTACCTCGGGGCTTAGTTATTTGAGACCAGCAAGACGCTTAGCCTCTTCTTGATTTGCCTTGACCCAAGCATAAAGCTCTTGAGCCCTGGCACCTTTCGGAGGACCTGAAGTCTTTGCCGCATTCGCTTTGGATTTCCCAATTTGCCGCGCACTGGCCGCCCTCACCTGTCGCTGACGTGCTTGCAGGCGAGCTTGCTCGTCCTGTGCGCGTTGCGCTTTGATGAGTTCGTATGCGTCCGGTGTGCTAATCGCGAAACCAGATGAACGTCTTTGCCGGATGAGTTCAGCAACATCTCCACGAAATCCGTTATCGCGCATCTCAGGATGAGACTCGATAAAGTCATTCAGTGCCATACGCCGCGTTTCTTGCTGCGTATGTTCTTGGATTGGTGCAACCAACTCATTGAGCTTCTGGGCGGTAGCCCGCTCAATCCGAGCTTCGATTCCCTCTGGGGTTAAGAGGTCAGGCAAGCTCGATTCAGGTCGAGCAAGAACCTCTTTCAACTTGGGATCGTCCATGAGTTTTGCGAGCGCTGCTTGTCGAGTGACAAACGCACGCTCCTTTTCCTCAAGGGCTTTTACCCGCTCACCAAACTGAGCATCGTAATCCCGTGCTTTTTGAGAATCGCGTTGACGTTTATTGTGGTAATCACGACGCAAATTGTGGATGACTCGCTTCGAAAGCGGATCAAGCTTTTCAAGATGCTCCGGCTTGATTCCCTTATAAAAGCCATCCAACGAAAAGGTTTCGTCTTCAGGCAAGTCTGATGTCAAGAGATCGAATGCACGATCTGTTTGAGCACCAGTTTCGACATCATTGGTGCCCCGAGTCTCCTGCTTGTTAGCCACATTTCCCGCGCTGTCGTGATCGCTTGCCGCTTCAACTTGCTGAATGATGTTGCCCGAGGCGTCATTCGTAGCTTCGACTGCTACAGTTGGTGCGACAGCGTCATTGGACGCAACGGTTCCTGTTTCAACTGCGGAGTTGCTCAGTTCCGTATCTGCCATTTTTTCTCCTATGTACAGGTAAGGGACCCTGTACGATTTGATTCTAAATGCCTACGCTTATGTAGGCAAGAGTGTAAGTTACATGTTTTCTGCGAGAAGCTCATCTTCTGCGCTCATTGGACCCTCTTCTCCTTCCGGCATTGGGGGTGGTTCTTGACCCTCGGCCATAGCTTCCTCACCAGGAGGATTACGCAGTTCTTGGGCGAGGTTGTTGTCTTTTTCCATCATTTTGAGTTTGCCTGCTGCTGCCTTGAGGGCAGTGTCAGAGTTCAACTCAGATGGTTCAAAGATAAACTTTTCGAAGTTGCCTTCTTCATCGATGAAACGAATGGCCTCAACAAGCGCAACTGCTGGCGCGTACACCTCTGGTGGGAGGGGCTCGGGCCAACGGTCACCTTTTTCAACCATGTTGGGGTCAGGATTCCAAGCTGGGATCTGCACGTCAGTTCCCGCAAGAGCATCCAGCGTTTTATCCAACTGGTCTGAAAACATTTGAATGGTCTTCAGCTTAAAAGGTTTTTCTGGAGGAGGGGCTCCCATCGCAAGCTCCTGCATGGCCATGTCCGCTTCTTGAGCACGCATCTGCTCAAGTTCTTGCGGAGAAGGACCCATGCCTCCCTGCGGGGGTGCCATTCCTGGCTGCATTCCTGGTCCCATTTGACCCTGACCCATTTCTTCTTGCGACGGCATTTTGAACTCCTATTCAGTCTGGCGGCAAAAGTGCGGCCATCTTGCCTTGATCAATCTTCTTACGAACATCTTTATACGCCGGATCATTATTAATCCGGTCATAATAATCGCGGTAAATATCTTTTTCTTCATCGATTTTAGCGTCTTGCTTAGAAATCTCACCGGACATATCCCAGTCGCCGTCTACTGGTACGACGCCTTGTTGTCGGCATACTTCACGACGATGTGATTCAGACTTCAACATCACGCCAAGAGCCCTATCGTAGTAAGGGTAACGAGCCCAGTGCATATCAAGTTTGGGGCGAACGACTCGTTTGGCCTGTCCGCCACAGCCCCCGGTCTCACACGGATAGGTTTCAGGTGGTACGCCACTCAACCATTCAAACGTAGTCTCTCCGCAGTCCTCACAGGAAAACTGCATCAATCGCTCTTTCTTCATAAACTCGTCGGAGTCCAAACCTTTGCCATATACGACGTGATGATTTTGTGGCTTTGGTGGTGGCTGCCAGTTGATTGAGCGCCAAATAGATTCCGAACCACATTGTTCGCAATCCACTGTCTCTGGCTTTGATTCAAAGCTTGAAAAAACGTCGGTGGCGTGATCACACTTAGGACAGTCGAAAGTATAGATCGGCATTACTGTGCCCCAAGTTGTTGAAGAAGCTGTTGTAGAAACTGTGCTTGTTGATCAGGAGGCAACTGAAGGGCCTGCTGTAGTTGCTGGAGCAGTTCAGGTGGTGCTCCTGCTTGCTGGAGAAGTTCTGCAAGCTGTTGCAACGCTTGCTGTGGAGGGGCCGCAAGGAGTTGTTGGACAACCTCAGGGGGAAGCCCCCCACCTTGTGGAGGAGGTGGAGGGCCGGGTTGTGCCGTTTGCGCTGGCGCTGCGGCAGCCTGGGGACCCTGAGCCGGAGGAGGACCTCCTTGTGGCTGTTGAGGAGGCGCTTGCTGACCCATCTCTGCTTCTTTCTCTGCTTGCTCTTCTGTCATTTGAGCAAGAGCTTGTTCGAGAGAGTCTGGGTGCATGTCCTTTGGCAAATCAAACTTTTCAACAATGGCTTCCATCTGAGCTTTCGCAAGAACAGCGCCAGGTCCGCCCTTTTGAATGATTTCCCACAACTGTTGAAGAGGTCCAAGCAACTGAAGGACAGCATCTCGTACAGCTTGATCAGAAAATGGAGTGCGCCTTGAATCAACAACTTCGATTTGGAAGTCGCCTTCAAGGTCATCGACAGTGATTTCAACAATGTCTGGGCCTTGTTTGATTCGAATTACGTCAGGAGCGGGAGGCATATCAACGTCGATTTCAGCCGCAGCTTGAACCACAACAGCCTCGCCTTCTCCCGCTTGCTCGGCAGCTTCTTCTGCAACTTCCTGAACTTCTTCAACGACGCCTTCGATTTGATCTTCAGCTTCGTCAATCGCCTCTTCTCTCTGAGTCTCTTTGAGGCTGTTGTCGTCAACGTCATGAAGCTCACGCTTATACTCCATGCCGAAGTCACGAAGCGGTGCTTCCATTGAAGCCACGATGGCGCGTAAAAAGACTCGAACAATCTGAGCAACCCAGTTGTCCTTAATCATTGCGTGACGTCCATACTCGGACTCGGTGTAGTCACGCAGGTTCATTACCTCTGTAGCCGTAGCTTTGGTGGGCACACCGTAAGCGTTAGGGCTGGTGCCTGCTGCTCGTTGAAGGTCTGCCTCAGCCTGAGCTTCGTAACTCAGAATATTCGAAGAAATTGGAGCATTCTGAATTGGAACGATGACGTTGTTTAGAGCGCGTCCGTTTAAACGACCGTCTTCCACGGGAATAACCAGACCATCAACACCCGCAGTAATCAAACTCATCTGATCTGCGGTCAGTACACCATCAAGGGCTAAGTACTGCCTGGAGTCACGACGTGCAGCATTCGCTCGGAAAGAACGAAAAACATTGATCTCTTGAATCTGTGGGAAGATACGAGATGCGTGGCTAATCCCTCGAAGAGGAAACTCAGGCTCAGAGTTGAAGATTAAAGGCACGATGTGAGGCAGCGGATCGCCGGGTCTCGTAGAGTAAGGCATAGGACCTTCGAAGATTGGCTCTTCATTGTACTCAGTGCCTTGATCAAGCAGAAAGACCTGAAACTTGCCCTTCATTGGTCCTTCTGAACTCTGATAGGTGTCCACCATATTGCAGACTTCGAACACCCGGACGAACAAATCATCGTCAGGATCATAAGAAGAACCACCCTTACCGACTTTGGTCCGCTGTTTTTGATGAGCTTTCTGGTAGTTGGTCTCCAGATAATCTTCTCGTGGCTGACCTTTAAGACCAGTCAGGCCATATTGATCCTCAACTTCTTTGAGCGGTCGATAGTAAACGTGACCAATAAAACGCTGGTCGTCCTCATCATACACATCATTATCGAGAACCATCTCCCAATAGGGAATGACCCGGAACCATACGCGATCCAGAACGTCACCAGGACCATCGTCAACGCCAACTTTAATTCCTGAACCAGGGTACAACAGTCCCTGACGAATCGACTTGAGTACACGAAGATGCGTTTTGTTTTGATTGAGCCACTTGTTGGCTACCATCTCGACTTTTGAAGCGTCTCCCCCCAAAGTAGGCCCAGGCCCTACAACAACGCGAGCAGCTTTCGGGTACAAAGCAGCAACGTATGATTCAATGATTCCGTAGAGACGGTTCACCTCAACTTGAATTTGGCTCGGCAAATCCTGCATCGTGCGGACGTTGCCAGCCTGTTGAGTCTCCCAAAATCTCGTCAGATATGTTTCTTTGTACAAACGCCATTTTTTAGCGTTTCGCTTTGAGGTGGTTTCGTGCAGCCTCAAATGATCCAGCAGGACTTTGGGAGTAAGAATGTCGTTTTCAGCCATGATGTGCCTAATCTAAATCAATGAGGTCGAATTTGTCACGCATCGGTTCAAACTCTTCTTTGCTCACATATCTCAAATCACCAGAGCTAATAAGATCGTAAATGCGCCCAGCGTTGTTCGGATAACGCTTGTCAATGTCTGCGAGCAACTCACCAAGAAAAGAATCTTGCATTCCATCTTTCTTTAACTTGAGCGATGCGCGTCCTTTCTGGCTCTTAACAAAATCCATTTCAGCGGCGCGTTTTTCGTTTTCTTGTTGCTGATACTCCATCTTTGCTTGCTTTGCAGTAGCTTCGATGGTCTCGCGATTAACGTCGGTGCTCATTCGCTTCTGCTCAGCGTCTCGCAAACTTCGCATGTTTTCGAGAGACTCTTTCATCTTTTCTTTGTACTGCCTGTCTGCCATTTGATTACCTCATTCCGTTCATAAGAGCTTCGTCTTGAGCAGGTTGTAAATACGGATCTGAATTAATCGCAGGAGGTTCAAGTCCCTGCTCCCGAGCAGCGATCCATCCTTCCATGTATTTTTTTGCACGCCGTCGAGCACTGTCTTGGTCTAAGCCCATACGCACTCCAAATTCAGTAGCCTCTTCATATTGCCTACGACGTGCTTTTCGTTCTCTCTCACGTCCGTATGCACCCACTGTGCTTACAATCCCACGCCCCAAAGCAGCAGCACCCTCAGCGAGCACTTCTGGTCGAGACAGCATGCCTTGCTCTGCACGCTCTTGATAGTTGGGAGCAAAAGTTTCATAAGCAGCCTGAGGTAGACCCATAAGAGCGCCTGTGCCCTCTACAGCAGCAGCACCAGCGGCCATGACGCCAGCAGGCACGCTGCGCTCTTTCACGCTGTAGTAAACAAGCTCACCGGCTAATGCCACATTTCCAGCCGCACGCAATGCTGGAGCCGCCTTTAGGGCAAGTTCTCGAATGCGACTTAATTGCTTTGGAGCGATCCTTGCTTCAATCTCCGGGTCTGCAAGTAGGTCTCTTGCCTGCTCGGCAGTTGCAATAAACTTTGCAGACAAGGGCATTCCGCGACGACCAGAACCTGGGTTTGGAGCATCCGTGGGGTCAAAACCTAATGCTCCAGTAGTCGAACCAAGCAGAGGTCTATCTACAGCCATTCTGACTTTGTCTGGTTCAAGTTCTGCTGCACTCCTCAATGCACCCTGTCCCGCTTCTGTTTGACCTTCGCTAAGTTGGGCACCAACACCCTGTGTGCGACGAGACTCTGATCCTGTTGGCAAGACATCAGAAGCTGTCGGTAAAGACTCGCCCTCTTCTGCTGCTTGTCTAAGCAACTGCATCCTCGAACGGGAGCCAGGGCGGCGCTCCATAGTTCTGGCACTACGCGAGGCCTCGTCAGCCTCAATCGCAATTTGTTCGAGTGGATCAAGTAGTTCGTAGTTTACGATTCTATCGTACTCACGTTGAGACATGCCTCGTTGTGCGCTTGCTTGGCCTCGACGCGCGTCTACATCATAGGTACTTAGGTATCGTTCAACTGGATTGAGGCGGTCCAGGCCCGGATTTCTTTGTTTAGCGATTTCATACGCCGACCGTTGGATTGGGTCATCAAAGGCAACAGAAAACTGTCGGCTAAGGTCCTGGGTAGTACCGGGAAACGCAGGCGTTCTGCCTTCCTTAATCATTTCGTCGTAAAAGTCCGCTTGTTCCCTCACACGTCGTCGATACTCCCCAGGAGTCATGTCATAGGCTCTGGCACCCGATTCCATGAGGTCGTCGTCTGCAAAAAGCCCTCGCATCAGCATGTCTTCGTCGGTCACAAAGTCTGCTTCAACATCGGTCGGTGTAAAGACGCGAAGCCCTGTCTCTGGATCTTGAGCACTAAACGCTCTTTGATCTGAGGTCGGGGACACCGTGAGGGACGTGGGGCGTCGGACGGTTTCACCGAACTCATCGGTGTATGTTCCCGACTGCAAGATTGGATCGGAAGACAACCCTTCGAGAGGAAGGCGTGGTTTAGAGCGTCCAAGGAACTCAGCGGTCTCTGGAAGCTCGCCTGCAATCTTGTAATCTTCAATCAACTGAGGGATTGATTTCCCAGAACGACGATTTTCTGGGGTTTCAATAAAGTCTAAAAAGCTATCCCTGGGAATGCCCTCGCTCTCCAACATAGCAGACAGACCCGTTCGGGCAGGAAATCCGGCTGCACGTTCAGCAGCCTCGCCTCGCATGACTTGACCCATTCGGCGTCGGGTCTCCTTCTCGCGATCAAACACTTCTTCTTCGATCAATGGCTCCCTGACAGTAGAGGCATACCTGTCTTCAAGTTCTGCACCAGCGCGAGCGCGTTCGCCCTGAGCCCTAAGGTATTCGTCCCGTAGGTTTCGTTGTGTGTTCTCAAGGCGTTTTTGAGCCTGTTCAAGATCGTACTCACGGTCTTCTGCAATATTCACGAAACCAAAACGACGGTTTGATCTCTCAATCTCCAACTCCTCTCTAAGTTCTTGAACTCTTGCTGCTTGTTCGTCATGAAGCTCGAAAAGATTTTCAATCGAAGGGTCCCGCCGCATGGTCATCATCAGTGTGTCATCGAATGCATCGATGAAAGCCTGGGGGTCCCCTTGAACCGTGGGTGTAGGATTCCGAACTGCTTCCCTGTACTCGGGTGGAACGTTTGCAAGCGGATCACGCACAGTTCCTGGCGGGCCAAAATCTTCAGGCAAGCCCGTTTCCATCGTGCGGGTCACTACAGGGTCCTCTAAGAAATCTGAGGGGTCGGGCCGCCTGCTTTCAACTGTGTCACCAAAGATGTCGGTCCTAGCCGGAACTTGGGTGTAGTAGTTCTCCAGGGCTCTGTCGAGAAGACGAATCTCCCCCCGCAGTTCGTTGTATGCACGACTGTCGGAAGCCGTAACTCTGAACTGTTCCTGCAAGTCTGCGAGTTCTTTCAGAGCTTGTTCCTCTGTAAGTTTGCGTCCGTAAACATCGACCATGTTGTCAGCCATTCTTGGCTCCTGTGGTTGTTTTTGTAGTAACTTGAATGTTCTTAGACAAAGCTATCGGCCTCCGGCCCGCATCATCTCTTGTGCCACTGAAAGATAGAAGTCCTCGTCCTCACCAGGGTATCGATCTCGCAGGAACTGCTGACGGCCCTCATACTGGCGCACACGCTCCTCTCGTTCCTTCGCACGCTGGGCAGCGGGGGTCAGCCCCCCAATCGCTTGACCGGCTTCAAATGCACCGTATAGAGCACCGGCAGGCCCAAGCCTACGAAGCCCAAAATCTACCGCTCGCTCGACGCCCTGTCCGGCTCTACGAGCGATGCGCTCGGAGGTTCCAACACGGCCCGTTGCTTCTAAGCCCTGGTACATGGTCTCAAAGGTCTTAGCCAACTGTCGGACGTCTCTGTGTTGTGCGCCCTTGGTTCGAGCCCTCATGCGGTCGAACTCTTTGCGGGACTGATGGCGCTCATCTGTCTCTGGAAAAGGTTTTACTCGACGCGCAGAGTCCTCAACAAACCGTCGAGTTCTTTCGAAGTCCCTCGTTTCTGGACTCTGGTCAAAGTATCGACCGGGGCTTGGCTTGTTTTTGTAATCAGCCCGTAGCTCTCGGTTGAACTCAGGCGTTAAATCAGCGCGAGGTGTCGTGCCTTCAGCGGGTGTAAAGGTCTCGACAGCAGGAGTAGCGGTGGACATTGGTGCTGGAGAAGACGACATCGTTCGATAACGAGCGGGAACGGGGGTCATTCGGCCCAACAAATCATCGTCGTCTTCGTCTTCTTCACCCTCTTCTCGGTCTTCAGGGTCTCGGAGACCACCAAGGAAATATCTACGATAGAACTCTGTTTCTCGATCTGCCATCAAAAACTCCTGGACTTTCAGAAGTTATCACACTCCGAACGGGTGAGGCAGTGCCTTTCTTTTCCTCCTGAATGGGAACGCTCCTACGCCCACGGGGCGTGGCAAGTTTTTAGCGTTCCATGTTGCCAGAGCCAGCGCATCGGCAAGGTCATCGTGGTATCCGTCGCGGCCTTCAATCTTGCCGCCCTCTTCTCGGATGTGCATCAACTGTTGAACCGTAGGCAAATCGTTCAGTGTAAGGCCGTCTCCATCCACTAAATACCTTAAATGACTATAGACTTGGGTCTTCTTGCCTACTGAAGACCGTCCTCCGGTCATCTTAAAGTGGTCGCCGGTTTGAGGATCAAACCAAAGTGGAACTCCCATTTCCCGCAGCTTGGCGATAACTACAGGCCCTCCTCCTCCCGTGTTCCACTCACACAGAACTCTCGCACGGTTGTAGAAGTAGGACAACTCGCCAAGTCGCATCGCAAAGTCTTCGGGAGTCCTTACGTTCGTCGTAAACGTCGCAACCTGCTCTCCGTCTTCGCTCAACACCTGCGCTACTGCGTAATCGTTGCCCGTTCCCCAGCTTGGGTCTGCTCCAATCGCGTAAGCAACTCCGGCTTCTGGCTGTTTGAAGACTCGCACTTCTTTAGAGTTATCAGGAGGCCTGAGCGTACAGATGACTTCGTTGAGATAGGTAACGTCGAACCATGAGCCCGCCGTTTCCATAAAGCCCTCTTCGACCGTAAGAGGGTATTCTTTGCGGAACCTGTCAGCGCCAATGCCGTCCGCACCCGAGATTTTTTGATTCCTCCAGTACAACTGGCAGATGTTGAGGTCGTGAAGTTCTTTGAGGTCCCACTCTTCTTGTGTGGGCTCCCAGTCGGGTGGCGGTTTAAGGCTGTACGCATGATGATCAGCCCAACGAAAGAACCGAAAGCAAGCATTTGGGTCATTCTGGGCATCCAACACCTTCCTGTGAAATAAATTTCCGGGTCCATTCGGCGTAGACGTGACAAAGATGCTCTTATGTGGACCGTCATGGAGCGTAGATGTCACTGAGGCCCACACGTCATCGGCGTTCGGCCAGAAGGCTACCTCGTCTGCGTGCAGCCGCTGAAAGGTAAATGAACGACCGTGCCCTCGACCACCAGCAGTCAGGCATCGGAACATCACTCCCGTGTCGGAGAACTCCATCTCCTTTCGGTTCGAGCGTGCCATCGGTCTCTTCATCACGTTCGGAAGACTGTCGTGGAAATACTTCAGCCTTCGGAAGATAGAATCCGTCGCATCGTGGTCGTTTGCAACAATTAAAGTTCGTACAGGGTCGGACGCCCAGTACCCATAAGTAAAGTTCCAGGCACAACCTACTGTCGTGTCACCAATCTGACGTGGCTTGCAGTGAACAATCGTCTGGTGACCAGAGATAAAGTCAGCCAACGCAATCTGTTGCTCTAAGAATGGCTCGTTGAAGAAACGCTCCATACCCTTGTTGTCGATAATCTTCAGACGGCTGATAAACTCAACAGGGTCGTTCCCCAAAGCCATCAGGCGATTCACCATCGCGGTGGATACACCCTTCACTTCAGCTTCCTCACTGAGGTCCAACCGGATGAACCAGAGTTCACCTGGAGCCACTCGACAATCTCGGTGTTCGTCTCCGCTTCTTCGGCAGGTCGGTCGGTCTTACCAGTAATCTTCGCGTACAGATCCATGACCTTCGTGTCCCCTTCACGCATCATTGTACGCATTTGGTCCCAAAATAGCGCATCTAAGCCCTCAATATCCTCTTTTGACATCGTTCTGGGCAGTGGAAAACCACCGTAAAACCACCCATTAAAGCCCTGAATCTCGACCCATTTGCCCCATTCTTTTGCGGTAAATGGCTCTTTCTTGAATAAATCATGGGTTCTCGATGACTTGATCCAGTCTCTCAAGTACCCCAAACCCTGATCCTCGCACTCAATAGCAACTGCTTGCATCATCTCCATGCGTTTTGTAGGAACGAAGCCTACAACTTGGGCAACTTCCTGTCGGATGACCTCATTCGGCTCGGATTTCACGAGTTGACCGTTCATCAGGGCAGAAAGCGCTTCCTCTTCCAACGCGAGAGGTTTGTCTTTGACTTCTTCCATGCGTACAAGCTACTCCAAATGTCACGATTTGTCACGCGGTGGGTGCAACCTTTGCGCCGTGTGATAGCTTTTCAGCGGAGGTAACAACCATGTTCAACAAAATCTTTCTTCTCGGTAACCTCGGTGCCGATCCCGAACTCAAAACTGGCAAGAGCGGCAAGTCATACTGTCGGTTCTCTATCGCTACCACGTCTGTCGTCGGTGGTGAAAAGAAGACCGAGTGGTTCAGATGCACTGCTTTCGGCAGAACTGGCGATGCTCTCGCTAAGTATTGCTCTAAAGGACAGACGGTCTTCGTAGAAGGTCGGGTCGAAGAGCAGAAGTACACTGACAAGAACGGCAACCCTCGGTCAAACTCGATGGTCATCGCTCTCAGCGTACAGTTCTTAGCTAAAAACACCAGCCAAGGCTCTTCTCAAGGAAACTCCTACAAGAAGCCACAAGCTTCGTACAAACCCGAATCTGTTAATGTAGGTGACGATTGGGACGAAGAAGTTCCGTTCTAAGGAGAACCAATGCCAACCGCTAAGAAACCAGCCAAGAAACCAGCCGCTAAACCAAAAGCTAAAGCCAAAGCACCCGCAAAGGCCAAAGCAAAGGCTCCTGCTAAGTCAAAGGCTAAAGCCGCTCCAAAGAAAGCGGAGAAGTCTCCAGCTTGGAAAGCAATTCACTCGTCAGAGAATGACACTTGGCGCACGCCAAAGCCTCTGTTCGACCGTCTCGACCGTGAGTTCGGCTTCGGACTCGATGCTGCTGCTCTCAAGCACACTGCTCTCGTCGAGAAATACTTCGGTCCAGATCATAGCGATGCGTCACGACAAGACGCTCTTTCGGTCGATTGGGACGCTGATGTCGTCTATTGCAATCCTCCTTATGGTCGCAAAGTCGGTGACTGGGTCAAGAAAGGTTGGCAAGAGTCACTCAAGGGCAAAACGGTTGTCATGCTTGTCATGGCTTGCACCGATACCATTTGGTGGCACGATTGGGCTTGGCGTGCCGATCAAATCAGATTGATGAAGGGTCGTGTGCCTTTCCGTCGTGAAGATGGGTCGAAAGCATCAAGCGCTCCCAAAGGTTCTGCAATCCTGGTGTTCAGCCCTAAGTATGCAAAGAAGGGCAAGCAGTACATCTCTTGGATCTTCGATCGATACGATGACGTGGATTAGTTTCGACGTGTCTGCATGTGGAATAGAAGGTTGCACTCGGTCGGCTCATGTCGTCATTGAAATCAATGGCAAATGGATTGCCGTGTGTGCCTTCCACAATGCACCTGAGCACTGGGAACTCGATGATGACTTCGATGTCGATACTGGCAACATCGATGAGGAAGAATGAGTTATTCTTTGAGCACTACTATGCGCTCGAAGCCTCAACTCAACATCTACACGTTCACACTCACAATGAGTGTCGAATCGTCGTCTGTTGATGACGCATTTGCAACCGTGCTCGATGAACTCATTGAGTCACCAGAGAACGTGATTGACGATGTAACCTATGAGGTTCGACCATCTCTGGTCGTCGTCAATGTAGACAAGCTTGGACTGAACCAAGACACAGAGGTTGTTTGGACCTCTGATAACGCCGAATCATAACTACAAAAGGAGATGTCATGTACGGTGGATACGGAAAGAAAGGTGGAAAGAAAGCACCAGCTAAGAAGAAGATGACCTACTCTTCTGGAAAGAAAGGCAAGAAGCGATGAGGGTAACTGAAGACGATGCTGTGCATTTAGGCTCATCCTTCTTCCTCAAAGAACGCGAAGACGGCACATTCGTTTTGTTGGACGAAGAAGACGTGGTCTGTGAAGGTGAGAACATCGAAGATACGCTTGAAGCGTTTCACATGATGCTGGAACTGAAGCTGTGCTACGCAACGATGGCTTGGATGCAAGCTTGTCTTCCCAAAGAAGGACTCAGAGCATGAAGTCCACAACAACAAACGTTGCAGCCACCACGCTGCAAAACCTGCAACAGCTTGACGAGAACGTCTTGTCCGACCTCCGTAGCAAGCTGGCATCTCTCGATGATTCGGATTTTGACCGGGTCATCGTAGAGTTGCGGGTCAAACAGGTCAGAGATGAAGAAACGCCCAAAGGTTCGTAAGTGGGCAAAGGAATTCTCTAACGAAAGGACACGTCATGATCGTCCGTACATCGATTGGGTTTGTGCGGACCATCATGATGTCATCCATGCTTTCTTCGATAGGCTTGAGGACAAGTCCAACAACAAAGACTTCGCATGGATGCTTGGTATGTGGCCTGACGCTAAGCTTGCTCGTCAGTTTGGGCTGACAGTCCATGATGTGGTCAAAGCAAGACGTATGATTGGCGCTCCTGCAATGACTACTGCCACAGAGCGCTATGTGGAGAAAATCGTAGGTCCTATGGTGCGACTCTTGGCCAGAGAAGGCGAAATGGACAAAGCCTACAATCTTCGTCGATGGGCTGTCGGCTTGAGACCAATACAGGCCAAACGCTGCCGTTGGCGTTCTGTAGGAACAGCATGGTGGCAGATCTCCGACAACGACCCAATGGATTACCGCGAATCTAAGCGTCTACAGGGCAAGAGTTGTGGTACTTGCCGATATTGGCGTGGCTTGGACTCTCTGATGGACAAAGAGAACAAGCTGCACACAGGTGCATGGTGCGTAAGCCGTGACAGCGTCAGGAACACGATTGGCCGTGATTGGCTGGTAAAGCATGGTGGAACAGTCGGTAGAATGGCTCATCCGTGGTTCACCAACTGTCCTGCATGGAAGCCTTTGGACTTTAAGCTGAGAAGGCGCACACACAAGCCTCGATTCAAAGGCGACAACTCTGTGAGATGGGTATCGACAGTGACACATGCTCACTACTCTCCACAACCACTTCCGCCGATGGACTTTGGCCTACAGATAGTGAAGATGCCTGAGTGGCTTGCACTGATGGATGAGATGCGCCGTAACGAGTCATAGTCTCTATATATCGTTGGAACCCCCCCTACCGGCCATCGCGCGAATCATCATTGGACCCCCCCCAGGGCCACCTCTCGCGAGCATCTCCAACCACCCCCCGTAGGGGGGTGCCCCGTCGCAGCCAATCCGGGTTCCGTCAGTCCAGCGTCACCCCCTCCTGCCGAGGGGCTACCCTGTTTCGCAGTCCAGCCACCAGGCGGCGACCAGCCCCGGCCAGCCGACCGGCCAGGGTTCGAACCGCAGCAGCAGCGGAGCGGGTAGCAGCGGCGACCAGGGCAACAGCCCCAGCAGTAGCAACAGCAACACCCCCACCGAGGGGGCCAGCAGCAGCAGTATCAATAGCCTCCACCAGGGGGGCCTCCACCTCGACCACCTCCACCTCAGTAGAGAGGGGGGTGGTCTGGGGAACGAACAAGACCTGACCAGCCACAGCACGACGGAGCGGGGCAGCCTTGGACCAGGCGACGAATCGTCCAGTCTTGGCACACCGAGCCCGCTGCCGAGAAGACCCGGCGTCGAGAGCAGCAAAGGCAAGAATCAAGTTCATGACACCCTAATAACCAGTCCACAGTGTAGTGCAACAAAATACACCAACCAAAATGCTAAACGATGGACAGAGAGCCTGACCCCAAAAAAAAATAAAAAAGAATGCATTTTATTTTTTCAATGATTCTAAGGGTTTAGATGACCACCATGCTCGCAGTCTATCGATTAGACGGTGTATGACAGCCGGTTACTTACCCCTTGTCAGTCAGGGAACACCCCAACCGACACGCTCTTTCACATCATCACATGAGTCTGACCCCAGCCGGTTCCCCACCTCCCCATGGAGGCGCAGGACAGGTAGCCTACCAGGCGGCACCCCTTCTTATAGGACAGTGCTTGGGAACAGACCCCAACCTGGGGGGCTCGCAAACACCGCGACGAACCAGGCCCCTACGGGGGGATGATGACGATCTTTGACATAACCCAATAGAAGCTGGACACGTCAAGCCGGATGCTGCTTTCGAGCAGGGAAGCCGGACTGAGTTAGGAGTGAAAGCCCAACCCCCTGGTCACCGAGTGACAGGGACCCCCTGAGAGGGGGGAGCAGGAGGGGCTGACGTTGAGCTTGCCAAGTAGCAAGGGGGAGGAGCCTGCAAGGGGACCCACCCGCCAAGGAACAGCAAGCAAGAGACCGATCCGAGAGGCGAGCGATCATGCCAAGACCCTCAAATAGCCTGGACGTGTAGCAGACTGAAGACCCCCACGCCCCGATGACGGGCGGCCATCCCAAGTCCTAAGCGGTCACGGATGAGCCTTGCACCCTGAGGAACCGTGGGGGGGACCAATGAGGCAACCAATCGGGCGTCCCCCTTCGGGGGGGCTGCTCGACTGGCCCGGTGAGTCCATCGACTGCGGTGGATTGACCCGGCCTGACAGCCGGAAACAACAGCAAACCCAACTACTTGGAGGCTTTTATGCCTGCTTCAATCTCTCTTGCGGTCATCGATGGCCGTGTCTTTCTCATTGACGCCGACAACCACGTCGGTGTTCTCGGTGTGCCGAGCTTTGCAACTCACCACGCTGCTGAGATCTTCCTGAACTCTGAGGGGTTCGCGAACGACCCAGCAACAGACGAGTTCATCCGCAGCTAACTCAC